CGCCGCACAGCCCACAAGCGTAAGGTTGTCCATTTTGAAGCGCTCATTCTCTTGCCCACCGGCGAACTTCCAATAGCGGCACGTCAGTTCCTCTGTGGTGTAGCTTTCCGCCGCAGCCACAGGACGGGGCTGCACCTCGTCCATGAGCACACCGCCCAGTTTATGTATCAGCTTCCGCCGCAGTCTTTCAGTCCAGTTCAATGCTGCCCTCCTTCCATCCCTCCGGCACGATAAATGCCCCTGTTTCCTTGCACACCGCCGACCCGTCGTCCGCTATATTCTCCGGTTTCAGTCTCATCATCTCCGACTTGTCCTCTGGGGCGATCACACCCACGTCCGCCTTGGGCGTCAACAGCTGAACGTCCAGGTCTCGGCCCGTCACCAGCACCTGCGCCATACCCTTCTGCGCGTACCCGATGGCCGGCGACAGGTCCACCATCCGGCTCTCCTCATAGGCTTGCAGCCTTACATAGTTGGCCACCGCGCTGGTGTATGCGCCCACGTTCATGCTGCTATCCGCGGCCACGTCCAGCACTTTCCGGTAGTGATTCGGTTCTCCCTCTTTTTTCAGCATATCTATGGTGTAGCGTATGCACCTCTCCACGCCGCGCCAGTCGCTCATGCCGAACTTCTCCGCCACCTTCTCGTACACGCCGCCCTTCTTCGTCCACTGTATCGGTCTTTCCACGGTGCCCTCCAGCACCAGCCGTACCGCCTCCACCGTGTAGTCGAAGCCTGCCAGGTCCTCCCTCACGCCCATCGTCCGCAGCGCCTTTATGGCGTATGCCTCATATTTGCTGATGGTTTTCATCCTCTACCTCTCCTTTTCCGTTTTCTCTTCGTAGTATTCTGCCAGTACCAGATCCCCGTCCCGTATCTGGCAGTGTATGATGCCGCACTTCCGGCACTTCCGGCTCCGCAGATCGAGCCATGCGTCCTCCTGCACCGTTTCGCCCCACTCATGGCGGCAGCCGTACACTTTTTTCAGGAACTCCTCGTACTCGCTTCCCAGTGCGTCCTTGCTGCCCACAAAGCGGTCATATTCCTTCAGTTCCTCCGGTGCCACGCTCTCCCGCGATGGCAGGATCCTTTTCAGCAGTTCAAACGGCGCGTACAGTTTCGTCTTTGGCGCATAGTTATTTTTGGTCTCCACTCCGCCTGTTCAGCTCCTTTCCGCACATGATCTGCACGTCCCTCGTCCACGCGCACAGGTGCTTATACCTGCACTCCTCCGGGCATCGCGTCGTCCCCGCGCAGCCCATATACTGGTGCATCTTCACTCGCATGGCCGTCACCACGCCGTTCCACCTCTCCAGCTCCGTGTCTCCCCATTTTGCGGGGTCAAACGTCATCATGTGTGGTGTCTCCTCTCCGTCCATCCGCGCCCCGCAGCCGGGGCAGAACCTCTCGTGCCCATCTCTGGACACTTCGCTGCACGCCGAGCACTCGTAGTGCCCTATGCTGCACTCCTTATCCGCCCAGTCTTTGTGGCAGTGCTCGCAGAACGCCTCCCCGCATATCTGGCATTCCGGCCCGTTGTGGATCCCATAGTCCAGCCTCCACTCGTCTATCTCGCCGTGACTGTCCCTATACCATAGGTGCTTTTTGGTGAATACCCATTTGGCACGCTTTATCTCATCCATCTCTCCCATTACCTCCTCAATAATCCGTGACCACGACCGGCAGCCGCCTGAATGGGTCAAACACCACCTTGTCAACTTCAAAGGGTTTTACATCGTCGTACAGTCGTCCGAACCTCTTAATGGCCTGCTTCTTTGTCCAACAAAAGCAATATGCTACATCGTCTGTAAATTCGTGGTCCTCCATTTGTGCAGCGCGGGTGAATATCCAGCAGAACATTACTCCGCACCCTCTTTTTTCACCGCATTTTCATTAGTTTTAACTCTCTCATACTGTGTAGCAGAAAATGGTGCGTAGGTCACATATCCCGGGCATGGTTTGCCTTTCAGTTCACACCCGTTACATCCGGGATAACTATCGCACGTTCTACGACGACTGTTAAGAAACTTCACAGCATCCATTTACTTCTCCTCCACTTCGTTTCCCCAGCAGTCCCAGCCGTCCGCCTGTTGGCGAGCAAAAAGTTCGATGCGGGGCAAATGCCCATACATGGTGTCGATTCTTTCTCTGATCTTTGCTGGTTTCTCTGAGTGTTTCCCCAATTTCTCGCTTAAAAACTGCCGCACATTTGTTACTGCCCGCTTTGGGATTCTGCCTTTTTTGAACGCCAAACATAATTCGCATTGGCTCAAGGTATAAAAGCCGTAGTTGGTTCTCTGCTTATCCCACACAAAGGCTACCGTTTTATACTCAAATCCCCATGATTTGCCCAATTCTATGGCAATATCCAAATTGGGGCTGGTCGCCCACATATACAGCAAGCAATCGTCTGCACCGATTTTGTTCACTGGCAACGCCTTCAGTTCATCCAACGTCATGGTGTGGTAATGTTCATTTACGCCGTTCTCATATTTTTTCCCTTCATCGTAATGTTGGAAATTCATTTGCTTTTGCCTATAAGCCCACGGTGGATCAGCGTAGATGACGTTGTACTTCTTGTCCGTGATAAAAATATCCACCACTGCCATCACAGTTCCTCCTTATCTCCCGTTCCATGATGCCAAGCAGCGTGTGCTCTCGTATCCATGTGTACACCCATTCCCGGCTCTCCGCCGTGCCCATAGGTTTCTTCTTCGGCGGCAATTCGCCATTCTTGGCTGCTATGGCCGTTGGATTGTGCTTATGCTCTCCCATCACTCCACCTCCCGTTTCAGTTCGTCATACAGCTCACTGAACCGCTTGTTCCACTTCCTTAGTCCGAAGAAACAGTACACGCCCAACACGATCCACAGCCCGCTGGCGATGGTTTGCAACAGATTTTCCATCACTCCACCTCCTTCATCTCAACCGTGCAAATCGTGTCATTTCTGGTCCCGCCATGAGGCACCAGCAAAATGCGCTGCATGGTAAATCCACGCTTTGCCCCCAACCCCATAGAGCTCCAGCCAAAGCAGATGACCTTTCCTCCCGGTCTCAGGATACGAGCCGCCTCGTTCTTTGTCTCGCTCCAAAAGGTCGTTCGCCCGTCCCATTTCAAGCCCCCCTGTATGCCGTCGTAGCACTCTTTCACCTGTCGCGGAGAATACGGCGGGTCATACAGCACACCGTCCACAGAGTTATCTGCAAAGGTTTTCAGGAACGCAAGCGCGTCCATGTGGTAATCCGTGGGCCGCTCCGGATTTAGGTCGTTGGTAATCGCGGCCGGTGATTTCACCCCCGCGAACGGGTCAACCCAAACGCCCTCGCCCATCTCCTCCCGCAGCAGCTGGGCAATGGGCTTGATGGCAAACGTCCACTTGTCGGGCATCGCCCAAATCCGCTCCATACGCATCACTCCACCTCCTGCATCCAGAACTCGCGGCGGCATTTATAACAGTTTGTCCCACGACAAGCAGCCATGAGCTTGTTAAACTCTTCGCCCTTGCATATCTGCTTTGGACAAATAATTACATTACCCTCTTTGTCAAGTTGTGTATCTGGCCATTGCTCCAGAAACACGCTCTGCCGTGTCTTACGAGGATGTGCAGCAGACCATTCCTCGACTATTTCAACCTGTTTTGCTGCTTCACATTTGAGGTATGTTCCAGTTCCAAGTTTGCACGAACCATCCCAGGCAGGGCAACCGTAACAATACTTATCAAACGATTTGCACATCCTGCTGCGTTCCTAAATAAACTCCACGGCATCCATTTACTTTTTCTCCTTCACCGCATTTCTCTTGCACTTGTCTTTCCAACACTCATCATGCACCATAAGTTTTCCCAAACAACGGCCATCAAAGTAACGGTAAGGAAGGTCAATAATACCATTTGGGAGTTCGATTTCCTTTCCGCAAATATCACAAACGTATTTGGTCATCACATTTCCCTCCATTTGCACCCGTCGCACGCACCCTCGTGTGCGTGTTTGTACTTTCCGCAGTATTTGCATAGCTCGTTCTTTATGGTGTGCAATTCTTCTTTAAGCCGCAAAACCTTGTCTGTTTTTGACACAGCCATGTCAAGCAATTCCTTGATGTCTCCCGGCGTCAGCCCCGTGTCCTCGTAGTCTTTTAGCCGCCAATAAATCTCCATCGCGTGTTCTCTCACAGCGTTCCCGTCGATTATGCTCCTGCGGGTAGTGTGTTCGTCCACCCGCACATCAGGTACAGTCAGTCGTTCCACCACTCCTTTTCCTCCTTCGCCGCCACAGCCTTTGCCAGCTGTGCCATGCCCTGCTTCATGTCCTCTATCTGCTTATCCCGCCGCGCAATGGCGTTCTTCAGGCTGTCGTTGGCTTTCATCAGTGCCTCGATGTGCCGCTGCTGGTTCTCGATCAGGTCAGCGGCATAAACCTTAATGGCGTCCTCGCACCCATCTTCCTGCGCAGCAGGGCAGGTTTTGCAGCAATCCGGGGCTACGCTAACACAACACCGCAGCGCGGACACGATCTCATCTCTTGTCATGTCATTCCTCCTCACACCGCCACGCAGTCCATCAACTGCGCCATTGTCGTTATGGTCACGCCACACCACTCCGGCAGGTTGGCACGCACCAGCGCGGACGCCACCGGCGGACACACCGCATTGCCGCATCGCGCTACCTGCGCGCTCTTCTTGTACTCATTGCCCTCGTAATCGCGGTCAATGATGTAATCCGGTGGGAACCCCATAGCGTTGTACAGCTCGCGGGGCGACAGCATCCGTAGCCCAATGTCCGCGATGTAGTACAGTGTCCCGCTGATCTCCCGCAGCAGTACCTCATCGTCCGCCAGCGTGTATCCGCAAAACTCATTCAGCAGGGCGCGGATCTCAGGCCAATATCCAAGCTCGTCGCCGCCGCACATCTTCGCCAGATGCACCTTGCACACGGAGAACTCCCCGGCGCTTGTGGTCACGGTCTGCATCGGCTCATCTGCCCCATGCCCCAGATTGTCACCCTTAAACTTCACCACATGGGCCGCCACCACCGCCTCCCGGTCATGGCTGGTAACAGTGTGCATGGGTTCTTTCACATCCAGCGGTCTGCCGCCGGTGTAATACTCCACCAGATTGGCGCAGGTCAGTCCGTATCGGTTTGCTGCGTCAACGGTGTTAATCGGCTTCGATAGCTCGGAACCCCTGACGTACTCCGTCTGTTCCGTGTGGTACTGAATGAGCGACGGGGCAACGATGCAGGCCTCTTGTTTTGATACGGTAGTAGGCGTGGGCTCACTCAGGCTCCTTATTCGGTTCCCCCCTCCGGTCTGTCCAATGCACATCAACGAAGGGGTTACAAGCATTTGACCGCCGCCTCCGGTTCTGACCGTATGCACTGGCCGGCTCGCGTCCGCGCCCGTAGAGCTACCGGTATTACTGACCGTGATAGGGGCGAGCAACGGCTCACATAGGCCGCCGGTGTGTTTTGCGGTGATGGTCTTATGCGGCTCTTTTATATCAGCAACGTGCCCGGCACCAGAATGATTGCATTCGACCAAAAAGGGACTACCGCTTTTGATGGTAAACTTGTCTACGCCGCGAATGATGCGGCGCATGGTGTTGTCCGCCAACGGACGCACAGCTTTCAAGCCGTATCTTTCCATGATCTCCGCCTTGGATGCGAATACCGACGGGCAGGGCAGCGACCAGTCGATGATCTCCGATGCACAGCGCCACTTTGGCAGTCCATCCGCGCCGGTTTTGCTGTGAGTAGGCTTCGGCCAGACAATGGGCTTTCCGTCACAGCGGGCGATCATGTAAAACCGCTTGCGGGAGGTAGGCGCTCCGAAGTCTGCCGCCACCAGCTCCCGGAACTCCACGGTGTAGCCCAGCGCCTCCAGTTGGCTGATAAACCGCCGGAATGTCGTACCGGCCAATTTCTTCACCGGCTTTCCCTTCCGCACCGGCCCCCACGTCTGGAACTCCTCCACGTTTTCAAGGATGATGACGCGGGGACGCACCTCTGCCGCCCACCGAAGCGTGATCCACGCAAGGCCGCGAATTTTCCTGTCTACCAGTGCCGCGCCTTTGGCCTTGGAAAAGTGCTTGCAGTCCGGCGAGAACCACGCCAGCCCCACGGGCCGCCCACGGCACACGGTCTTTGGGTCTACGTCCCACACAGACGCTTGCAGATGCTCCGTGTAGGGGTGGTTTGTCTTGTGCATCAGGATCGCCGCCGGGTCGTGGTTAATGGCAATCGCCACCGCCCTGCCCGTTGCAATCTCAATGCCTGTCGATGCACCGCCGCCGCCGGCGAAATTATCCACGATGATCTCTCCGGTCATCGTCTCTTGTGCAAAAATCATATCAATCTCCAAACACAACGCCGCACTCGTCCTTCAGCACGTCCTTGATGTGCTTCCGCTCGATGCGGCCCTCGTTTATCTCCTCCGCCAGTTTCTCCAGGCACTCGTACAGATACGCGATGCTGTGGGTGTCCCGGCTGTCCGATGTCTCCTCTTGGACGTGCCAGCCGCATTTGTCTATCAGCACCATTGCCACCATGTCCATGTTCTCCCGTGTGCCTTGCAGTTTGCCACGCATAAAGATGCGGTCGTCCCTGCTCAAATGCTGTTTACCCATTCCCGTCGTCCTCCGAAATGTGCACCACCTCATAGCACCCGAACCGTCCGCCGTTTCGGTACGCCTTACATATCGCGCTTCGTGTGCTGGCGTAGGACCGCCCGGAACGCCGCGCCAGCTCCGCCGTACTCGTGCCCCACCAGCGGGGCAGGCGATATTTGTCCCGCGACACGATCATATACACCGTCGTCATGGCCTTACACCTCCCCGCATCGACGCAGGCGCAGGCTGTCTGCCAGCTCCCGAGCTGACTGCTTCCGCTTGCGCTTCCGATCCCGCGCCTGCTCCCAGCAGTCGCAGCACTCGGGGTACGGGCAGTTCATGCACTGGTCTATGCGCTCCTGCGGCTCATGCTGGCTGTCCTCCACCGCGCCGCTCAAAAATCGTCCTGTTTCTCCGCAATGTTCCTGCCGCCGGCTCTCCGCCGCGGCATCCACCGTCAGCCACGGTGCCTTGGCGCTCCCCAGGCTCCGCATAAATGCGCCGACGCTCATCGTTCCCTGCATTGCGTACATGATGTTCTAAACCTCCCTCACCGTGATGCCGTGGAAATACAGCATCATCTTCCTTTTCATCACAAATAGTCTGTATGCGGCGCTGCTGGTGTCGCGGAAGCCCTTGCTGTCCTCCACCACCATCTCGCCGCCCTGCTCGTATACGAAGTCGGCCACGTACTCTATGCTTTTCTCCTTCGTGCCGTCCTTGTGTACCTGCTTCGGTATCAATTCGTACTTTACCTGCGTCCGCAGGCCGGATATTTCACCGGCTCTCTGCATCAGCCAAAGGTCCATATACCGCCGCGCCTCCCGCTTGCTGTCGAAGTGCATCAGCGTGCCGTCCGGCATGGTCAAGTCCACTTTCTCGGCGTGGAGCTTGTTGCCCTTTTTCGGCTTTGCGGCCTTTTCCGTCTCCTGTGCTGCTTTCTGTGCCGCCTGCTGCGCCTGTACTTTTTGCAATATCTGCGCCTGAGCCTTCTGCCCGAAGCGGCCTATGTCCTCCATTGTCAATCCCACCGGTTCAGTCCCCCTCCACCGTGCCCATTTCCAGCCGTCGCCTCCGTGGCCTCTGGTGGAACTTGTCCGGTATCTCATCGTTGTCTGTCCGATAGCTCATTTCCGTAAAGGTCATCTTCGACCCGTCGAAATAAAAATTCACGTCCCCTGTGCGGCCCCTTCGGTTCTTTGCCACCGTGCAGCCCACCTGTGTGTCGTCCCCCGGATCCGTTTTCCATAGAAATATGACCTTCACCGCGTTCTGTTCCAGCTCGCCGCTGTCGCGCAGGGAGTTCAGCTTCGGCTTGTCCGTTTCGTTCACCGTGCGGCTCAGCTGCGCCGCCGCCACAATGGGTATCTCCAGCTCCGACGCCAGCAGCTTCAGTTCACGGCTTATGCCGCCCAGCTCCAGGTTACGGTTCTCGGCTTTCTTGTCCTTTTCGCCGATCATCAGTCCCAGATAGTCCACCACGATCATTTTCAGGTCGTCTATGCCCAGTGCCAGCTCCCGTATGCGGCTCACCGTCACGTCCGGGCCGTCATAGAAGTACACCGGCAGCCGGCTCTCCCAGCTTGCCGCCTCAGCCACGCTGTCCCACAGGTCCTCATCCTCCGGCATCCCGTCAATGAGTTGGTCCATCGTCACGCCGTCCGCCCGCTTTGCCAGCAGTCTCTCGCCCACCTCTCCGGCCAGCATCTCCGCCGTGATGTGCAGCACCGTCTTGCCCTTCATGGCGGCGGCTTCCGTCATCTCCATGCACATGGCGCTCTTTCCGCAGCCTGGTCTCGCTCCCACAAGGATCAGCTGTCCCGGCCACAGCCCTTTCAGCGTCGCGTCCAGCAGGGGGAACCCTGTGTCTATGCGCCCCTCCTTTTTGCCGCTGATGCTGCTCATGGCCTCGCTCATGGCGTCCGACATGGTTTTCAGCCGTCCTCCCCGGCGTGATCGCATTTTCTGGTGACAAATCGCCGCCACCGCCGCCTGCGGGTCCTCGTCCGTGGCCAGTGCCTCCATCACCGCCTTGGTGAAGCGGCGCTTCTCCGCCTTCTTCCGCACGATCCCGGCGTATTCCAGTACGTTGGCGCTGGTTGGGGTGATCTCCATGCACTGCAGCAGGTAGTTGCGCGTTTCGCTGCTGTACAGACCCTCCCTCTCCAATTCGCTGGCCACGGTCAATCCATCTATGGGCTTCGCCGCCACGTGCATCCGCCGTATGGCGGTGAATACCTCCTGGTTGGTGTTGATGTAGAAGTCGTCAGCCTCCACCGCGTTCAGCACGTCCTTTACGCACGCCGCGTCGATCAGCATTGAACCGATCACCGCCCGTTCTGCGTCCCCTGAGTAGTCCTGCTGCCACAGCGCTACCTCCGCCGCCGGGGCTTTCTCGATCACGCCTATTTCCATGTGTTCTTCACTCCTTCACCGCGCCCTGCTCCTTCACCATGTCGGCAAATATCTCGTTGAAATACCGCTTCATGTCATAGGTGCTCTGCACTTTCTTCCCCCACCACTGGCTGTTCAGCGCGAAGTACAGCACGTTGTCTATCGTGTCCCACGCCACGCCGTTTTGCTCGTGCAGTTCATTCAGCGCCACGGCCTGCTTCTGCATTTCCGCCTCCGTGGGCTGCGCCCTGCCTGGATTGTCCCGGGCCTTCTCCTGCGCCAGGTACTGCGCAATCTGATAGGCTTCGCTGGCGTGGTCAACAGTGGGAGCGTCGTTTTCAGGGATGAACTCCTGCGTGTAGTTGCCCTCAAGGGTTTTTTGGAAGTTGTCCGGGCTGGTAATAAGCCAGTCGAAGCTGGCCACGAAGCCGCGCTTGTTTTTGCCCTTCAAAAACGGGCTGTTCTTCACGTTCTCAATGGCTTTCAGCACACCGTCCACGCCGTTTTCCCGTATGCGGGCTTTCAGCGCCCGTCCCCGCTTGGTCTCCGCCGTTACCTTCATCACCTGTGTCAATCCGGTGTCGTTCCACGCTGTCACGATGCGTCGGACATCACTTGTCCGACACACAGGCTCTTTAGAGCCTGTATATATCTCTGGCTCTATCTCTGACTCTGACTCTATCTCTGACTCTCCGTAACCGATTTCGCACGGTGTTGTAACATCGTTACGCTCCGGGGCGGGCAAAGCCTTGCTTTTCCTTGCCCGATAGTCCCGCATCCGCTGGGCCGCAGCGCCCTCGCTGCCCACATTTTTCACCGCGTAGGGCAGGAAAACCTCCGTCAGGTCACTGGATGCCTCTGCCAGCCCGCAGGAGAGCAGATATTGCAGCGTGACCGCTACGTTTGCCGGGTCCTCGTCCAAGTCTAAGGCCAGTTCATCGGCGAATTTTTCCTCCAGCCCCGACCATTTCAATGTGCCGCCGTGCTTCATCGCCATGAGCTGCATTTTCAGGTAGATGATGACGTAGGTATCTCCACCGGCTATCTTCCGCAGTTTCTTGATGCGCTTCGAGGTAAAGAAGTCGTCATACAGTTTCAGCCAGAAATATCGCTTTTCTTCCGCCACGTGAATCACTCCTCCCTCAAATGCCCAGGTCGTAGTCCTCGTCCGCGCCGTCCCGGTCCCAGGGCAGCGGCTCGTCATCCTCTATCTCGTGCAGTGTCGCCGCGCTTTGGGGCGCGGCGTTCATCGTCCCGCTGGGCTTTCCGGTGGGGGTCTCTCCCGTGCACAGTTTTTCCAGCTGCGGCAGCAGATCCGCCAGCCGTAGGAATACCTCCACCGGCACCTGCAGCAGCGTTTCCAGCGCTCCCATTGGCAGCACCAAGTCGGCGCGAAGCTCGCTCCACACCTTTGCCTCGCCGTCCTTGGTGGTGTACGGTTTCTGCCGCCATGTGCCCACCACGCATACCGCATCGCCCTTTTCCAGGCACGCGCTCAGCTTTGTGGCGGCGTTATCACCCACGGCGCACACGTTCATAAACTGCTTGCTGTCATAGCCCATGCCGAACTCCACCTTCGGCAGGTTGTTCTTGGGTATCGCGCCTATCCGGGGATCCCGGCTGACGGAGCCGGTACAGATCATGTACTGGCTTCCGTCAGCCTTGCCCTCTCCGTCCAGACGCTTCCGAACGAATAGAGGCATTACTGCTCGCCCTCCCCAAAGAACCCTGCGGAGTAGTCCTTCGTCTCCGTCTTGCCCTCTGCGGGGCTCTGTGTGCGTTTGCGGGTCGGGGCGGTGACGCTACCCTTCTTCGGCTCTGCGGCGCTCTCAGGGGGCGCTGTGTGGCTGGTGGCGGCTGTTTCCTGCTCTGCGGTGGGGGTATCGTCCTCCACCACGTGTCCGGTAGTGGGGATGACCGGATCGGTTTCCGCGCCGTCCCCTGTGGCCACCACGGTATCGTCGCTGTCCTCGTTGAAGTAGCTGCGTACCTCGTTGCTCAGCGGTGCATAGCCGCTGTTCAGCAGCTGGCGCATCATGGTCTTGCGGCACATCTTGTCCTGTCCGCCGTTCACGTCGTACCAGGGCGTACCGTTCAGCAGTTTGGTCTGCTCCTTGGCATCCAGCTCGCCATTGATAAGTGCGTTATACTTATCCAGTTTGAAAGCCGGAGAGTAGCGGTCCGCGTGCTTGAGCAGTTTGTCCATGCTCCAATACTCGTAGCGGAACGTTCCGTCCTTCAGCTCGAAGTAGGCGTAGTAGCCGATGACCTTGTGGCTCTCGCGCTCCTCGTCTGTGTCGTACTTGGCCAGGTTGATGACCGGCTTGCCCGTGCGGCGGGAGCGCCCTTCCAGTTCGCCCTCGCGCACCTCCACACAGTCGATGTCCGCGTAGTAGCCTGTGGACATGGCCAGCTGTATGTAGCCCTTGTACGACATCAGGTAGGTCGCCACACTGCCGTAGGGCACGATGTAGTAGCCGTGTCCGTAAATCAGGCCCATGCCCTCGCCACGCAGGCCGGCGGCGATTATGGTGCTGGGGTCGCAGGCTTTCAGCGCCTCGCTGGCGCTCACCGCGCCGATCAGGGTGCTGGTAAACCGCGCCGCCATCTTGTCGTTCTTCAGCGCCCGCGAGATCATCTGCTGGGTGTTGGGCGCCGTGATCGCCATGCTGAATGTGGGCTTCTTGGCCTGCGCCATCTGCGTAAAGCCCGTCTGATTCTGCGTTTTCATGTTCCTTCTCCTCCCTTACTCCTGCGGCACACGCCCGTAGCGGATGCCCTTAGTCCTCATGTACACACGCAGCTCGTCCAACTGCGCCGCCGTACCGAATACGCGGAAATCCACGGTGTAGGTAGGTTCCGGCTCAGACACGGCACGCTCAAATGCTTCGCGCTCCACGGTGGCGATGACCTGTCCGACTTCACTGTGTTCTTCAATTACAGCGTCACCGGCGGACGCCATGCGGACAGCAGCACAGGCGGCTTTCTGCTCCTCGTACTTCGCCGCAGCCTCCGCTTCCTTGCGCTTTCGCTCCTCCTCGGCGGCCTTCATGCGGCCCAGTGTCTCGTTCTTCACCAGCACCGCGCTGATGTTCCGGGTACGGGTGTATTCGTCCAGCAGCGTGGTCTCGAACTCGCTGTGCAGCGCACGAATGGCGTTCAGATCGGCGCGGCAGCGGTCTATAGCGGCGTTTATGTCCATCCACGCCGTGCTCTCGGCGTAGGTGGCGTTCAGCCACTTGGGGTTAAAGAGGTCGTCGAAGGTCAGCCACTCCGCCATGTCACCCACCACCTGGGCAAAGTATTCAGCAAGACGATTTTTCTTCTCATGCTTTGCCGCCTCCTCCATCGCCTTGATCTGCACGTCCAGCTCTTGGACACCTCGCTCAAAAACTGCCTCCAAATCCTTGCAGTTGCTTTCCTCTGCGGCGCAAGTTGACAACGCGGCAGCACGCATTTCCTTTCTCACATCGCTTACTCCGCTTTGCGCCTTGCGGAGACTTGCTCTGTCGGCCTTCGCCTGTGAAATCGTATCGGGCGTCACCACGATGTTCTCGTACTGCGCCACAACGCTTTCCGCCCACTTTTTTACGGCGGGGTAGTTGGTCGTAATGACTTGTTTTCGGACCTCCTGCAAATCGCTTGTAATGCAGAACTCCATAAGTTCTCCTGTCATTCCGTCACCTCCGCGTCGTACCTGGTGATGTGCTTCACCCTGTCCGCCCACGCCGGGTCAATGGCGCTCTCCGGCAGGTCCACCTCTGTGATGATGGCCTTCTTCTCCGTGCCCTCGCCGCCGGGGACAAGCACCTTGTCGCCGGGGTGCAGCGGCAAGTCGGTGAGAAAGGTGTACGCCTGTCCGCCGTAGCCGTTCAGCTTCGGCTTGTGATACATCGCCTTCACGATCATCCCTGCTCACCCTCCTTCTTGGCATCGGCAGCGCCCTCTCCGGGCCGCGCTTTTGCGCTCGCGTCTACGATCTTTCCCAGAACGCCAAGCTTGACCAGCGTATAGGCCATACACACGGCTTTGTTGTCGCGGAGGTTCTTTTCCACGGCATTGTCAACGCCGACCAGGCAATGTGCAAAGTCCGCAGCGGTCATATTTTCTCCCCGCGTCACAGCTTGGAAATCCATCCCCTCATCCGTCTTGCGCCCGAAGCACATCATGGCAAAGTCCAGGTCGTTCTCCTCGTGCAGCACCTCGCCGGTCTCGGCGTTGGTCATTGTCAGTTTCAGTTTCATCACTTGCCCTCCTTCTTGGCCGTGCGCTTGCCGCCCTTCTTGGGGGCGGACTTCTTCTTTGCGGTGGCTTCCTTCTCCGCCTGTGCCGCAGCCCATGCCGCGTCATCCTCCGCCATCTTCTGGCGGATGCGGCTGTCCTTCTCGGTAACGAGCTTTACGGCGTTCTCCGTCAGGCGCACCAGCAGCCCCACCGTGCCGATGGGTACGTTTTCGGCTACGTTTGCGGCGGCCACGCCGTCATACTTGTCCTCCTCGCCCTCATTGGGCATCACCGCCGCGCATATCACGCCGCAGGCGTTCCGCACGAATACGCGCTCTTCTCCCGTTTCCATGTCCAGCACGGTCACTCGAAATGCCATTTCATTTCTCCTTTCGTTTTTCACTTAAAGTCGTAATATTGCCGCCGGGGGTACCCCGTTAAGCACATTGTTTTGGTAAAAGTCCGTCTCCTTTTCCAGCAGCCACGCCATGTCCGTCTCCTGCTCCGCCCTCTCGAAGTGATAGGTGCGTATGCTCAGATCGCCGTCCATGTTTTCCAGGCTTGCCATCAGGTCTACGAACTCGTACCCGGTCGCCAGCATTTGGTGCAGGAGTTGGCAATAGTAGTGGCTGGGTATCTGCCCGTCCCACTTCGCCCATCCCGCTTTGCCGTTTGGTGTGCTGGTCTTTATCTCCAAAATGCCCTTCCGCCCTCGCTCGTCAGTGACCTCTCCGTCAAGCGTGGCAAATATAAAGGGCCGTTCTTTCTGGTACAGAATGTCGTAGGGGTAGTAGTCCACTGTGCGTCCCGGGTGTATGGCCGTGTACAGCCCACGCAGTGCCGGTTCCATCCGCACGCCGCGGCTCACCGCCGCGCTGCCGCTCAGATCCTTGGCTTTCTCCGCGCCCACCTTCAGCCGCCACAGCTCCAATTTCGACATCCACGGGGACATCCCCACCACCGCTGCGGCTTCACTGGCGCCTATGCCCTGCATACGTCCTGCCAACCAGTCCTCCCTGTTCTCAAAGTGCAGCCGTTCCGTTTTTCTCCACTTCCTTCCTGCAAATAAAAAGAGCGCCGCCAAGCTGTTCGGAATTTCCGAACCACTCGACGACGCTCCGCCCTTCCCTCCAAGCGACTTAGGAGGGGTACATTATTTGGCTTTGATCTCTGCTCTGCTTACCTTGACGATCTTTACACCGTCCTTCAGCGGTATCAGCTCAACGCGGTAGTTCTTCTCCAGCGCCGCGTTGATCGCCGCCACCTGCTCTGTTGTTATTCCCACCATATCCTCTCCTGTCCCGTGCGCCTATACGCAAATCTATTCCGTGCTATCCCATCGCAGGGCAATGCAACACTGTTCACTCCAATGCCGTTGCCTGTCGCTGCGTATCAAGTCGATGCTTTTCCTCTGCGTGTCTCCGCTGTCCATTGCAACGCCAATCCATTGCGATGCGTGTCATAGCGAAGCTATCCCTTGCCCTTGGCAGTACATATCCCTACATAGATGGTCCGTTGCCGCGCCTACCGATGCGTATCCTCGCTACACCGTTGCTACGCACTACTACTCTTTGCCTTTCCTTCGCGGAGCACGTCTCAGCACTGCATATCTATACCGTTGCGTTACGCGATCTCCTCCCAGCGGAACCGACCCTTTCCGCTGTTCCGCCACTGGCCGATACCGGAGAACCGCCCGTAATCCAGCCACTCCCGCACAGCTTTCTCGTGGTCGTCACACAGAAGAACGATGGTAAACTCACACGTTGCCCCCGCGGGAATCTGCTCTGAAAATGCCAGGCTCACGCGCTCTCCCTGCATCGTCTGCGCCCGCAGAGGACGGCAGCACTCTCCCATTTCGCCGTCAAACAGGATGGGAATGTTCCGAGGTTCCACAAAAACCAATTTGTCAATTTCTTTTTTGAACGCCTTGATGCCGCTGGACACGCTGCCCTTGACCTTTCGCAGCCCGCCGCAGGTATCCTTAAAGAACCCCTTGATCTGATAGTCGTAGAAAAACGGCGTTCCGTCGTCCAGCTTCGGGAAGATGGTCTTGCCCTTCTCCACCACGCCGTCCACGCCGATGGCGGCCACTTCGTCCTCAAGGGTGTTGGCATCCGGGGACTTGCTGGCGATGAACGTCGTGTAGATGTCAGGATCGCCGGGGCAAGTGCCCAGAACCGGCTCGGTAAACGTCAGTTTCACTTTGATCTCTTTCATAATTGTGTACTCCTTCAAATTAAAATTTTTGTTTATTTATAAAGCCCAAGGGCTTTACAGCTTGTCCACGCGCCCACCAGGGCGGCTCCCGCGAGAAGCAGCAGCCACAGCGAGCCGCCGTTCTCCACCTCTCCGATGATGCCCCACGCCAGAAAGGCGCTCACGCCCAGCAGTACCTTCCACTTCCGGTCACGCCGGCGCTCACTTCTGGTACTGCTCATCATTGTCCTCCTCTATATACGGTTCTCCGCACACCGGGCAATACATATCCCGGCGTACCTCTATGCCGTTCTCCCCGTCCAGGTTCTCTTTCCTCTCCCGGATCACCGGCGCGTCAAACCTCACGCCGCATATCCTGCACCGCCAGCTCATAGCGTGATGGCCGACCGCAGGTCGTCGATGGGGATATGCAGCTTGCGGCAAGCCTTTTGCAGCTCTCCCAGCGTGAAGTCCAGCGGAGACTTCTTCCGGCGCGAAAGCGTCCGTGCTTTCATGCCAAGCGCCTCGGCCAGTTCCTGCTTCTGTACGCCCTCCCGTTCCAGTGCGCCGTACAGCAGCATCACGATCTTGTCCTCCGTGGGGTTCTTCGTGTTCAAATACGTCACTCTCGGCATACCTTTACCCTCCTGTCCATGACCGCCTCGATGCCACGGGCAGTCAAAATTTCGTGGATCATGAGCCGCCCCTTCTGCGTCCACTGCGTCTGCATAATGGAGTCAGGACGTCCGTCCGAGCGGATGATCTGAATGGTCTTGGACTTGGTATAGCCCTTGCCCATGTACTTGGCATACAAAAGCCACTGTCCGTTCACGTTGCGCTGTACGCCGCCCTCGTGGAGGATTTTGTTGAGCTTCTGCGCCGTCAGGCCGTAATCCGCCGCGATTTGCGAGGTAGCCATAGTACCCTTGCTCTCCAAGATGGTGTCCACATATTGCCGGATAGGTTCAAAGTCGGCGATGACCTGCGCCTGCTGCTGGTTCTCTGCCAAAAGCCGCAGTTTCTGCTCCTCGGCATCTGCCAGAGCGCGAAGGGCGGTTGGGTAATCCTTGGGCAGCGCATAGCTGCCGGTCTTGCGGATGGAGGGCAGCACCTCCGATGTGACCCACTTGCGAAAAGGCTTCGCCTCCTGCTTGTCGCTGCGGAGTATCACGTGGTACAAACCACTCTCGTTGATGATGGTAGTTTCCTGCTTGCGCCCGAGGGAATCGGTGAGGTAAGTCTGGCTGACCTCATCCACATCAAGCCGCTGTGCGGTCATTTTGTGGTTTGAAATGCCAAGTACCGCGCACACGTCCTTCAACACAAACCAAGGCTCGCTGTTGATTTCTACGGTTCTGACTTGAAAACTCTTGTAGTTAAATACCTGCATCTCGTTCATTTCGTCAGGCTCACCTCGCTTATCAGGTCTGCCAACCGGCAGTCGTAGATCTCTGCCATACGGCGCAGCCCACGCGCATCAGGCGCTGTCTGCCCGGTTTCCCACGCCCAAAGCGTCGTTCTCGTAACGCCCAGCAGTTTAGCGGCATCCAACTGCGAGACGCCCGCTTTCTTGCGACAGTAGTAAAACGCGGTTTTTTCCTTTTTCTCCACTTTCTCACCTCTAAAATGCTAATTTTACTTGACAAATGCAGGAAAGCGGTGTAAGTTGTTGTTGTGATGTTTTGAAATAGCTAATTCTACGTTAGCTATTTCCGTTTTGCTCCCTGTATGTTTGTCTCTTGTTGCCCATATGTTCATTTTATCATACACACAGCGGAAGTCAAGACAAACATTTACCGAACATTGCTTTTTGTAATTTCTTATAATGCGAGGTATTGTTTTATGTCCAAAATGACCAAAGAGCAGAAAGAGGCGCTGAAAGCACGTAATTGCGCGATGCTTGAGAGAATCGAACTTCTGCTTTTAGCCAAAGGCATATCGAAAGGCGAATTTTACGCTGCCATCCCAATCAACAGAAGCTCGATTTCCGCGTGGAGGACCGGCGATAGTTCTCCTTCCGCCAAAAAGCTTAAAAAGATAGCGGAGTTTCTGGAAGTCCACCCTTCGTATCTGATTCCGATAGAAACAGAAAAAGAGCCCGCTTCCCAACTGGAAAGCGAACTCGATTCCGCCCTTGTTAAGTTGCTGTGTTCTCTTACGCCTACTGAACTGGCGCAGGTGCAGGGCTTTGCCGCAGCGCTGATAGCAGCTCGTAAAGCCTGACCTTTTCCTCCATCGTCAGGGTGGAGACCAGTTTCTTCGCTTCCTGTTCGTTCATTTCTCTGTACCCCCTCGTATGTTGTTTTCTGGCGTTTGCTTGGTTCAATCGTACTCTATGTGCGCCCCGGTGTCTACGTTCATTTTGGGGAATCGCTCCCCAATTTGGGTAATTGGCACTCTGAGGCCGATCCATATTGGGGAAACTGCCACCCAAATATGGAAATTTACGGATGAAATAAGATCCGCAACAGATGAAATAGTATCCGTTACCGATAGAAAGGGGAAATCATGTCAGAAATTCAGGAAATCGCACAGCATATTCAGGACTTCCCTGCCCTTGTCCGTAAAGCCAGAATGGACATGGGCATCACCAACGAGGAACTTTCCGAACTGTCCGGCATCAGCTATTCCGCAGTCTGCAAAATGCAGTCCGGTGAGCGCGATCCAAAGTTGTACGATGCTGTAGCCGTGATGAAAGCTGTTGGCATCTCCGCCGATCAGACGTTTGAGATCCAGCCTCCTGCGTCTGCCCCCTCCGCCATGCAGGAACGCATCCACGAGCTGGAACTGGATAACGCCGTCAGCTCCGGCGACGTGGTGCGCTTGAAGCAGGTCAACGGCCTTTGCACCCAGCGCTTGGATGCCGTTATCCGCCAGCGCAATTATTACAAGCGCTGGTCTGTGTTTTCCTCAATTTTCGCTGCGATCCTCTCCCTGTTCTTAATTGTTTACCTTTTTTTTGACTTCCGCAACCCCAAGGCTGGCTTTGTCCTCCAGAACGGGCCTACAACGTTTGCGTGGCTTGTTATCCTTCTTGTGCCAGTTTCTATCGGCGTGTGCAGCCTTATCGGATACCGTGCGCTGCGCGATGCTGCAAAAAATATGATCGAGCAAAAATAGAACATAGGTTCTACTGTGTTCTACATTATATATCACAAGTTTCTTGGTTTCAATGCACACATATCACAAGTTTCTTGAGATTTTTTGTTAAAAAAAGAAAAAGCCGCCCAATCGGACGGCTTTTCCATATAAGCTCTATTCCCGCCAACACCATCACGAGTCTTAAAGAAAGGAGCCTACAACAGTAGGGTAACACGAAAATATCAAAATGTCAACGAAATGCAAGTCCTGTAAGCGCGAAGTCCCCGACAACGCCACGTTCTGCCCCTGGTGCGGCCAGAAGCAGGTGCGGGAGCGCAAAAAGGACGGCGAAATCCGCGTACCGAAGCCGAAGCAGCTCCCCTCCGGCAGCTGGCATATTTACCTTGCCGCAGAAAAGCAGCCCATCACAGAGGCCACAAAGGACTTGTGCGAGGTAAAGGCAAAGGCTTTTCGCGCCGGTTTCCTGGAGCAGCAAAAGAATCTGCCCGCATTAACCTGGTCTAAGGCGATAGATGCCTATATCGCCGACCGCTCTGAATCGCTGTCTCCGGAAACCGTCCGGGGATACCGCGTTATCCAGCGCAACCGCTTTCAGGGAATTATGAAAAAGCCCATGAGCAGCCCGGTCAACTGGCAGGCGGAGATCAACACAGCGCTTTCCAGTCTTTCCGACAAGTCCGTAAAAAACGCATGGGGGCTTATGACCGTCATCATGCGCGTAAACGAGATACCCGTCCCCCGCGTCCTGTTCCCCGTGCCGGAGAAACATAAGCGAGAGTTCCTTGACCCACAGCAGATCATCGCTTTCTGCGAGGCTGCCAAGGGCGACGCTTGCGAAATGGCAATGCTTCTCGGTCTGCACAGTTTGCGAATGTCAGAAATCAGGGCATTACGTTTTCCAGACAGCTTTGACATGAAAAACGGCAGCATCGTTGTGTCCGGCGCAGTCGTTCGGGACGAACGTAACAAAGAGGTGTTCAAGCAGCGCAACAAAACGCGGCAGTCTGCACGCACTGTCCCCATTATGATACCACGTCTCAGGGAGCTGCTTGAAGCGCAATCAAAAGACGGCTACATCGTAACGCAAGCCAACAGCACCATCAACCGGCACATACGCACTATTACAGAGCAGCAAGGACTTCCCAATATCACGGAGCATTGCCTGCGGCACTCATTTGCATCTCTTGGCTATCATCTGCGCCTGTCGGAGATCGAGGTCATGAGCATGGGCGGTTGGTCTGACAGTTCCACCGTACACGACATTTATCTGCACCTCGCCCAAAGGGACAGGCTAAAAGCAGAAAACAAGATGGCAAAATTCTATCGAACGGCAGAAAAAATCCCCGCCGGAAAGAATCTCAATGGCGAAAACAAACGTTAGCTTTCGATATGAATTTCAATATGAAACCAAAAAACCACGTATCCATGCGGTTTTTAAGGCGCTTTTCAGGGGTTCGACTCCCCTCAGCTCCACCAATGAGAAAGAAAGCCCGTAACCGTTGTGGTTGCGGGTTTTCCTTGTATTCATGCGGGTTTGCGGATTTTTTCGACGCGACAAATTTGTCAGAAAGCTGTGCGGAAAATCCTGTTTATGTACAAAAAAACAGATATTTTTCGATATGAATTTCGATATGAAAAACCAGCCCCATTATTGAGGCTGGTTTTCTTTATTCGCGTTCCTCACACCACCACACCGTTTCCCTTCTGGCTCCCGCCACGGCGGCCTCCTCGTGGGTCATCAGTATGTCAACGTGTTTGCCTATTACGCCCACGTCCAGGGCGATGTATGTCTTGTCTCCGATGATAACTGTGCTGCCGGTCGGTATCACGTCAGGGTCGGTCGCCACGCAGGAGCCGGGATATACCCACTGGCCGCTGGCGGTCAACACCCGGCCGAACTCGTCTTGGTTCATGTGAGCGTACTTCTCAACGCAGTCTGCACAGTAGCCGGTAATGATGCAGTCCTCCAGCACGTTGCTTTTGGCCTTGACGGCTTCCAGTATGCGTTCCGACTCATCGGGATCCTCTTCTACGATTGTATCATGGCTGTCAACATCTTCGCCCCACTCCACCCGCAAAACGGTGTGCGGCGTGTCCGCGCTGGCTCTCCACGGGGCGATCAGCGCGAAAATCAGTAGCGTCAGCAGCATGAACTCTAACAGGAAGTGTGTCTGTTCCCGCCGCACAACGCGCCGGTACTCTGCCCGCATAGCCACGAACGGTCCGGGGCATAATCCGAACTGCCCGGCAAGGGCAATGTTCTCGCTCATTGTTTTATAGACTATCTGTTCCCTTTTGGTCATTGATTATATCGCTCCTCACGAATAGTACAGGTTTACCCGGCGGTCAGCACAGTGCTTGAATATTGCTTTCCAGTGCTCAAACATATTGTAGGGTTTCATTACGTGGTAATTGTGCCCCATCATATCGGACTTCAGATCCTTCATGGCGTTGTATATCTTGCGACACTCCTGCGGAGTGAATTTGCCTCCGCAGTCTGAATGAAAAATCAGGATGTCCAGGTCATCGTTGCAGTGCGCGTTCCAGTATTCTGCTTCTGCATCAGAGAAGGGCGCACCGCGGAGCATATTTCTCTTGAAAATGTTGTGGCACTGCTGGCCGTAGGCAACCTTTATCAGTTCAAGGATAAACGTGCCGTATGTAAGATACCCACAGTCGAAACCAGTCTCGTCGGTCAGCCCTTTCGCACGAGCGCAAAGTCCCATTATTCTTCGCCCTCCTTCTCTTTCTCCTCATACAGCGGACACCCGCAGTTTACAAAATCGGCGCAATAGGGGCTATCCCCATTGAAGCACGCCCAAGTCCACTCCTCGTGCCACTTGCAGCCAACACAGCATTTGCTTTTCATGTCCTCACCTTCTTACTCAGTCTGTTCCAGCTTGCCGTAGCGGCGCTCTGGCTCCACCCTGACAGCGTGAAACCGCAACTCGCGCAGCGCACATAATACCTTTCCGGCACATGAATACCGATTTTGCGCTCACCGCTGTCTCTTCCACAGTGGGGACATACCTCCAGTTTCCCGCTGGGTTTTCTGTTGTACTGATTCACTGCTCGTCCTCCTTCGGCAGAATAACGACACCGGCAAGTTCCCCGGTGTCAGTGAAATATTCCGCGCCACAGCAGGTCTTGAAGATATGGGCGTGCCACATAGCTGCGTCCTCCCCATAGACGAGGCCGATAACTCGTTCCGGTTTGCGGAAATCTCCGGTCTGTATCATCAGCGCCGCCTTATGCCGCGTCTTGTCATCAGGTAGTTTTTGTATGCAGTTCCCCTTGTTGGGGGGAGGACCGTTCAAGGGCTTGTTGGGCTGATAGCCTCGCTCATTGTCCGTTGAAATGATGTCGATAAATGCGGCACCAGCCAGAACGAGGCCCAGAACGAAGCCGACAAGGGTGCCAAAAAAAGTTCCCATCATGCTTTCCTCCTCACAAATGTACGATCATTGCTCCCTCCGGTATTGGTGGCGTTTTCTTTCCGTTCACCCACCTCGTGGGCAGCGGTTTTATCTTCACTGCCTCCATAGGATTTACCGGTAATAATTCCGTCCAGTCTCTGCCGCAAACATAGCACTTGTGGTAAATCTCGGTTCCGCGCTTTTGCATGAGAAGAAGGTTGTGCGTCTGGCAGCAGGTCGGTGCGTTTTGCAAAACCCTCACCTCGCGGCCATCCTCTGTGCGGTGCCAGATAAATCGTCCATTTCCACCGGAGCCTCCTGAACCGGGCGTACATACACCGGATCCAGGCTCGCAGCCGGCACCACCATTAGCGATGTATGCCGGACCAACTCCACCGGCTCCGCCTGTTCCGAGATCTTCTATCTTTCTTTTCATCTTCACCACATCCTTACCTGTGCCGTATGCTCCGCAAACCGCTGCTCTTGCAGTTGGAAGTATGTCGGCTCGATCTCGCACCCAACGAACTCAAAGCCGAGGTTGTAGGCCGCTATCCTGCTGCTCCCACTGCCCAAGTGTGTATCCAGTATGCGCCAGCCTTCTTTGGCGTACTTCATCAGTAGCCACTCGTACAGCGCCACAGGTTTCTGCGTAGGATGGATACGCTTTTCGTTCAGTGCCTTATTCCCCTGCTGCGTTATGCCGTCCGTGATGCTTTTTCCTTGAAACATCCCATTCCACATATAGCGGAATATGCGAACGCTGTCATGGCAGTTTGTCGCCGCGATCTCACAATCCGAAAAAGGACTTTTTTCGTTACATTTATCCCAAACGATGCGGCCCGGAGGAAAAACAACATCAAAGTAATTGCATCCCCATACGATATATTTTTTTGCCACGCGCACCAACTCGGAAAAGTAGTCGATGCCTGGCACGTCCCACTTCGGTAATATGGGATAGTCCCGGTGTACGCCGATGGGGCTGACCTTGCAGCCGTAATACCCTCTGCGTTCCGGGCCGGTGAAATACGGCGGGTCTACAATGGCAAGGTCAAACGCCTTGTCCGGCAGCGTCCGCATATACTCCATGCAGTCTACGTTCAATGCGATCTGCGCGCTCATCCCATGTACTCCCTCCAATTCTTATCCAGCCCCTTCGCCCGCAACGTCCTGCCGTTCATGGTGTACTGGCGCATCCGAAGCATAAAACTTTCCTCGTGGCAGCGGTCGCAGTAACCGTGCGTGGCTATGTCCTTCATGCGGTTCCTCTGCTGCTCGTGCGTCAGGTACACGATGTACTCCGCCTCCATCTCCTGGATGCACTTGGGGCACAGCTTGGCGGTGCGGACCGTCCAGATGGCCTTATCCATTGGGGAGTTCTTTCCTTTCACGCATCCTTTTCTCAACGGAAGCTACAGCGCGGAGGATGTCGTAAGTGTCAACTCGTGAAAGAGGGTCAACGGTAATGACGTCCTTCCCGATGTATCTCGCATAGTCGTACTCCAATTTCACCCCCTTGCTCACCTGCCATCCGAGCTGGAAAAGAACCACATCGGCGGTCTCCAGCATGGCGAAGCAAATACGCATATAGTCCGCAGGCTTCATGCCCTCCGGCAGCTCCGCCGGATTTAGGACGGTGTGCCCCGCCTCCTGCAGCATGGTTTTTGTAGCCTTAAACTGCGCCTTATAATGCGGATTGCCTGTGATACGTCCTGCTATATAGATTTTCATTTCTCCATTTCCTCCTCCAGTTTGTCCAGAGCCTTTCCGATGAGTTTCCAGCGGTCAACGCCGATGTCCCGCGCCTCCAGCAGGCCACGCCGCACCACGTCAGGGGCCACCTTGCCGCCGGTAGCGTCGGACACTCTCTGTGCCCAGCCAAGTTTCGTTCTTTGCTGGTAGGCTTGTAGCCGTATAAAAACCTCCCGCTTGATCTCCGCCATCGCGCCCTTTGGCTTAAACGGCGTGGCGGGTTCGGTCGGCTGCGGTGCGGGTTCTGGCGGGGCTTCGCTGCCATCGCGCTGTTCGCTTTCCTCCTGTACCTGCACAAGCGCGCCAATGGGGCGAACATCGTCCTTGTTAAGTATTTTTATCACCGGTACGCCCTCCGGCACGACCGTATAGATGGTGTCCTCATTCTCCACGCCCAGCGCAGGAAACTCCTCAATGGCGTAGGACGTGATGACCTCCTCCGGCAGCACCAGCACGCCCCGCACCAGCCCCTCTATGATATAGTTGGTTACGCCCTGCACTATCTGCATACCGCCCTTCACGCGGACGATCAGCACCTTTCGTTCCGTCATTTCTGTTTTTCCTTTCGCAGTTCATTTACGGCATCCACCAGTTCGTTGATCTTATCCTGCATGACTTGCGTGTCTGGCGCGTATCTCATAGTCCCGTTTTCGGACTTACGCACGCTCCCGCAGTGAAGAATCTCCTTGGGCTTCTGCACTACTGCTTTCTCATTCTCCCACCGCCCGATGCGCTTATAGCCCTTGAAGCCGTTTTCCGCCTCGTACTTGGTGATGCAGTCCTCCTCACCGTCCGTAAAATGTACCGTCGGCTCATAGAACCCACGCTCCCGGCATTTCTCACACCGGCAGATGCTCTTGATGTACCCCACCCGGCCATCCACAGTCTCCACAAAGTCTCCCTCGCGCAGGTACTCCGGCATCATCAACAGTTTCGTGGAGCTCATCTTGTCGAGCTCATCCTTTTCCGCATATCCGCAATCCCTGACCGCTCTTAGCCACGCAAAATCGTACTTGCCAATGCGAGTAAAATTCTGCGGCAGATCCTCTATATTGCCGCTCCAGCCCGTCTGCGTCCCATCGTCCCACTTGAAAATGAAACTGTGAAACCGCCCTGGACGCTGGTAAGACGACACATATCCGGTAAGTGTTTTAGAGGATGTGCCATCGGCACGTTCCAACCTCACATAATCTCCCACATGAAAGGTGTATATCATTTCTGCCCGACCTCCTTCAGCGCTTTCTCCGCCTCCTCGCGGGTGAGGAATGTGGTTTTGCCCAATTCTTCCGAAGCATACGGAAGATTTGGAATTGTGTCTATATACCATCGGCTGGTAAGCTCCCTGTACACCATATTCGCCACGCGATGCACCACCACTCCCGAAGGGGATGCGCGGTATAAGACATCGCCTATCTTGCACGGCAGCACCACCACACGCCCGTTCTTGTCGGCCTCGGCCAGCTCGCGCAGGCGGGTATAGCTGCAAAGGCTTTCCAAATCAGCGAGGCGCATGAGCTTCAGCGCGATCTCGTCCGCCTTATCCTTCGGCAGACCCTCCTCCGGCGCACACTCGCTGTCCTCGTAGGCGGCAAGGCGATCCTTGAGGCGATTGCGGCAGTACAGCGCGGTGCAGTCAGCCATCGGCTTACCATGCTTACCCGTCCAATCCGCTTTGCACTTCTCGCAGTCCATCATTGCCTGTCCATCGGTGTCGCGCTTCGTCAGTCGTTCATTCATTTCTCTTCCTCCTTTTCGATGATATACGCAACTATTTCGTCCACGCACACCTTCACCACAGTAGAGGCGGGTACGCTTTCCGGGAATACCGCAGCAAACCACAATTTCCACGGTTCGACATCTATCCCGGCATAACCGACGATCTTTTCTGCAAGCGCACAGGCTTCTTCAGGAGATAGTTTCTGTACTTCGTATTGAATGGGAAACCGCCGGATCAGCGCGGGGTCGAGCCGGTCAAAGCGGTTCGTTGTGCCGACGATAATCACATCGTTGGGAAGCTTGTCCAGTTCCTGCATAAGTGCAATGACGATACGGTTCATTTCCCCGACATCGTTTCTTTGCCCACGGGCCATTCCCACTGCGTCGATCTCATCAAAGCACAGGACACACGGTTCGCGCCTCACATAATCAAAGATGCGGGCGATATTGGCCTGTGTACTGCCCAGATATGAACTCACCAACGCGGAGAACCGGACATAGACGAACGGCAAGTTTGCTTTATATGCAATATATCTCGCCAGTTCTGTTTTTCCGCACCCGCTTTCTCCGTGCAGCAGAAGCGCGGAGAAATACGGCAGTCCGATCTCTGCCAGTTTATCGGCGGCGCGGTAAATGCGTAGCACCTTTTTTGCTACAGCCTCCTCATGTGGCCTGACTAAGAACTTCTTATTGGGGAAAAAGGCGGAGTCCTCCGCTACCAAAATGCCCTGCAAGTTCGCCGGCAGTTCAATGAAGTTGCTTTTGGTCTCCAGTTTTCTCAGCATCTCATACCGAAAATGCTCATCCTTTTTGGCCGTGGTATTTTCTAAAATTAGTTTTGCCTGTTGGCGAGCTCTCCTCATGTCGCCATCGCAGACATACCGTAGCAGGATTTTATCTCGCTCATTCATTTCTGTTCCTCCACATAGCACCAGCTCTGCGGCGCGCGCTTAATATGCCCGCCATTTTCGCATGATGCACACCCAAATTCATCACACACTTTGTCTATGCAGTTTTCAAACGGGCGCGAAAACCTGCTCAACTCCTTCGGCGTATCGTAGATTTTCAGGTTGGAAATATGCCAGCCGTAACCCCGCTTTTCTCTTCCAATGTAGGCAGCAATTCCTTCATACGGCAGACACGACTTCCACATACACTCAAAATTCCAATCTTTGATGCAGCCGTTATCATACACATCAATCGGGAATATCCTATCGCACACGAACTCGCCGATGACCTTCTGGCGCTTACCCCACATATCACACACAGAGCCCTCGTCCGTCTTTATGAAAACAGGCTTCCCGCGGTAAATTTCGCCGTAGTTCTCGTCGCCATCTTTCAGAATGGTAATGAGACGTTCCCTCGCTTGCGTGCAGTAGATATAGCACTTAAACGGCGTTTCCAGCTTCGGGCGCGTCTTTCGCACCTCGATAGTCTTTTCGCCGTTGCAAATCTTCTCGCACCACTTCGGTCGAATGCTTATCATAACGGCATTGCTCATGCCTTTTCCTCCCGCTTCAATATTCCCATGTCAACACACAGGCCGATCAGTTTGTCATCGTTCAGCTCTATGGCACGCTTCGCAATTTCTGTGAGATAGCCGTTCAGCATAGTAAGCCCGATGCCTATTCCAAAGGCGTTTTCTCTTGCCGCCCGGCTCCTGCTTGCACTCAGCGTTCTGTCGATCTCCTCGACCAAGTTGTTGTAGTCCATTTTCACTCTCATGGCTGTTCCTCTTTCAGTTCCTTGTGTCGTTTTTGGTGGCAGTTGCGGCACAGCGAAACGAGGTTCTGTGCCTCATCCCCGCCGCCCTGCGCCACCGGCAGTATGTGGTGTACTTCCATGTTCCCATCGTCAATGGGTATTGCCATGCCGTGCCGGTTGATAAAGGCGTGGAACTCTCCGCAGTCCTGACAGGTGAAGTTGTCCCGATACAAAATGCGGAGCGAATACGGATCCCGTCCACGGTTCCACACCGTCAGGTTGTCGAACTGAGCACGGCACTGGTCGGAGCAGAAGCGGCGCCGTTTATTTTTCACCTCTCCGCCACACCACGGACACTGTCCTGGCTTTTCGTACTGGGGCTTATCGAAAAACACATTTTCCGCCCCGTACATCTTCACTGCTTCGTACAGAGGAGGAAACGGCCTTCGCTTTCCTTGCAGCTCCCAATAACGTTTGTATTTGCTCATTCTTCAATTCCTTTCGGTCGTTCCAACGGTCTATCCATGCCATAGGTCACAGGCAGAACTGTAGATAGTCCTGCAAAGTCTTTTTCGCACGGTTCACGCTCCGGCTGACCGTGCTCTTATTTACGTCGTGCAGCGCCGCGATCTCCGTCACGCTCATGCCAGTTCTCCTTTCATCTATTCAGTTCTTCGGCACACATCGCCGTCACACTCTCTTTCCTCGCAGTCATCGCAGTCTGGAACAAAGCCCCTGCAATCCGCCGTGGTCTCTACAAGCAGGCTTCCAATGCCGCAGTTGTCACACCCGCAGTCCTTATAGGGCGCAGCCGGGTTATGCGCATCGTTTACGGAGTTCTTGGCGCAGACGCGGCATAGGCAATCCGCGCAATCCGTATCATGCAAAACTTCTCTGCGGTTCATAGTCATTGAAATCACCTTCACTTATACCTCGTCACCCCAGCAGTCCCAGCCGTCCACCTGTTGACGGGCAAACAGTTCAATGCGGGGTATATCTCCCATCAGTTCCACGATCCGGTCTCGCACTTCATCCGGCTTTCTACTGTGTTCCCGCACGTGACTCAGGACAACACTGTGTACGCCCTTGTTCACGCGCTTCGGCTTGCCCCTTGTCGCCAGTAGGCAAAGCTCCGCGTTGGCTCTGGTCCAGAACCCAAGCCCCCAAAACAGCCCGTCCGATTTCCTGTTCTGCTTTACCCATGTAAACGCGCAGGTCTTATAGGTAAAGCCCCACTTGCGGATCAGCTCCAAGCCTTCCTCCAAACACGGCATAGTCACCCACAGAAACAGTACGCAGTCCTCTGCCGCTATGCCCTGCACCGGCAGCGCCTGTATGTCCTCTTTGCCCATGCAGCGATAATGCGCTTCCGCAGACTTCTTCTCCTTGCCCTTTGCGCTGTACGTCTTAAATGTCCACGGGGGATCCGCGTAGATCACGCTGTACTTCTTATCAGCCCCGAAAATGTCTACCACCATATTCAAAGCACTCCCTCGATCTAACTTGCCGGTCACTTGCTCCCGGCCCTTTGGCAACCGGTAGTCTAATCGCCGTGTCAAGGGAAGCATAAAAACTTTTTCACCCCCATATACCACCCGTGTCAACACCATGCCGCCACCATCGCACCAGCGCCGCACAAAGGCCGTACCTTCCCCTCACATATATGGCGCTTGCGCCCGCCGAAATTTTTATTTTTCGCCCTCGGCCTTTTGACCGTTTCGTTTTTTCGACCCGGTTTCAAAACCACCCCCCCCTGCCCCTAACTTGCCGGTAACTTGCTTGAGAAACGCGGATTGGTGTGCCGGAGTGGGGAACATGGGAGCGGGGAGGAGAGTTGCGTAGCAGGGAGAAAAGGCTTTTCCCTTCCGGTTTGTAAACCTCCCCCGGGTTGCCGTCCTGGTGGTGGTCAGGTGGTGCCGGTGGTGGTCAGCGGGTGCCGGTGCCCTCCATTTCCGCCGGATTTTGCAGGAAATACGCCCGCCGCCGGGGTGCTTTCCTTTCCATATTGTCCTAATATGTAAAGGAATGTCACGTTTTTTGCAAGTTCTCATTCATTTCCCCCACTTTTGCGCCCGGATTTGGTGAAATTCTCCGTCTTTGGCTGTTTTGGTCCGGTCCTGCTGCTGTCTGCCGGATGGTCAGGGCATGGAGCCAGGGCGCCCGCCGCCGCTGCCGGTCGCCGTCTGTCCGCTGTTCTGCCCGGAACATAGGCCGCCGGGCGACTCTCCTTCCCTCCCCTCGCCGCCGCTCTTTTCTTCCGGTCAGTGCTCCCCGCTGGTGGTCTCTGCTCTGCTCTGCTGTTCTCCTGCCTTGGCTGTCCTGCTGGGGGCTTTGGCGTTCGTTTCTGTTCCGCTGGGGTGGTTATATACGGGGATATATTCTTTCTTTATTCAATCGCGCCCGGAATAAACGCGCGCGCACGCGTAAGGGCTGGCGGCGGTCTTTCCCGCTTCTTTGCCCTCTGCGGGGCTGCTGGCGGCGTTTTTCTTTGGGGGTCGGTGTCGGGGCATTCCCTCAACGCCCGGAAAGCGTGGTGGGGTGTTTCTGTCCGTTTTCTATATTTCCGGTAGCATTGTCAAAAATCCGCACGGGCATAAAATTAGCACCGCTGGGGCGGTTTTGGTTCCGTCCTGGAGGTGCTGGTTTGGGCTTCTTCGGTTGTCTGTTTTGGGGGTCAGGTGGTGACGATTTCGGTGGGGCTGGGCTCGTCCGTGGTTAGTCCTCTATGATCTCGCAGCAGATGCCGCCGGCCACGCTCTGGCATACGATGCCCGCGCCGTATCGCCTTAAAAAGTCGTTCAGCTCGTCCCGGTCAAGGTGCCTTTGCCCTTGGTCGTCCTCGGTGTACCAGTGTTCCACGGCGGCAAAAACGTGGATTTCCTCCGGGTAGTATAGGCCGATATATTCGGCCAGCTCTTCCAGGTCGCGGAACTCCAAAAAGCGCCCCGCCTCCTGCTTCTGCTCCGTCCTGCTCATGCTTCCGCCTCCTCTCCCTGCTGCGCGTGGTAGCGGTCCCGCATGGCGTAAAGGCGGCGGGAAATGGTGGACCGGTCAACCATCAGCGCGGCGGCTATCTCCGCCGTAGTGTACCCGCGGGCGGTCATGGTCAGCGCTACGCGGTCCACCTGGTCGCGGGCGACGCTCTCCACGCTCTCCCGCAGGATCGCGGCGGCCTCCGGGCTGGGTGCTATCGCGTCGCAGTCCGTCCCGGCCTCGGTGTCGATCTGCCAGCGCTCGGCGCCGTCGTCGTCAATGGTGGCAGATATGGCGCGGGCGTGTCTCTGCTCGGCCCTGCTTATGCTGTGCGCGGCCTGGGCTGCTGCCCGGTACAGGATCACCGCAAGCGGCGCGGGCGCGTCCTGGGCCTCGTTACGATCCAGCGCGGCGCCCATCCGAGTCCAGGCGTCGGCGGCTACGGTCTGCGCGTCGTCCTCGGTCTCGATCCACGCGGCGCCGGTCTGGTTCCGTGCTTCTGCCTTCCGGCGCACGGTCCAGGCCATCGCCACAAGCGCGTTATACTGTTGCTCTCCGCTCATGCTCTCCCACTCGGCGCGGGCGGTCTTGGTGTTCTCGTTCATTGTCTGTTGCCCTCCTTTAGTAGTTTTCGGCGTTCTTCTGCTGTTGCCGGTAGTATTCGCGGCGTGCTGCGTCGTAGGCGCTCCGCTGGGTGGCGTTAAAGCCGCAGGCGGCGAAAAGCTCGGCGCGGTCGGTGTAGTCCTCCACGCCGGAGCAGTTGCCAAAGCATGAAATTACATCATAATCCGCCTGCCAGTTGATTCCGTATTCGTGATTATACATTTCCGACAGAAACGCGCTTTTCCAATATTCCGCGTTTTCTTTGTTGTGCTGTTCGGCCTCGTCCAGCCCTCGCAGCAGTTCCGCGCCGCGCTTCACAAAGTCGGCATTTTCCGGGGTGTAGAACGCCATGAAAACCGGGGAAAAAACCATCTTTTCCGTTTTCTTCTCGATCTCCGCCCGCTCCGCGTCGCTGCCGATGAAAAACGCGGAGATATAGGGGCGGCGCATGGCGTAGTAGTTGCGGATGTAGTAGGATTTTGCGGTATAGTCGTCGTAGCTGTTCACGGTCTGCAACTCCTCATCCGTAAAAAGCTTCCCGGAAAGCTTCCGGCGGAAAATCTCGCGCAGCTCGTCCCGGCTCTTGCCGCCGTGGTGCAACTCGTAATCGTTGGCATAATAGATATGTCGGCCGTCAGCGCAGACGCAGGCGGAAAAACCGAACGCGCCGCCGAAGTCGATATAATAGACCGTGTGCCCCTTGATCGTCTCCACTTCCTCCGCGAAGCTGGCCAGATCCGCCGCGCTCATGCTCTCGATGTCCTTGATAGTGTAGTTTTTAAGTTCCATTTTTTTAGTCCTCCTTGTAAATAGTAGTTATGGGGCGGGGCTGATACGCTCAACCCCTCCGGAAGCGTCAGGCGGTGTTAAAAGCTGGGCTGCAGCCTGATTTCCCACGTTCCGCAGATGTCGCCCGCGGCGTTCTTCCGGGCCTTCTTCAATGCCTTGTCAATCGCCGCCGCCTTGTTTGGTGCGCTCACGGTAAACGCCTGGTGTTTGCCGCCATTGTCCACGCAATGGAAAGAAAACTTGTAATTTGTCATGTTGTCAACCTCCAAAAAATATTTATTGAATGTTTCTACTTGATATTATAAAGGAGTTACTTTCAATTTGCAACTGTCACTTTCAACAAATTATTTCAATTGGAAATGTGCAACTTGACAAATTAAACAAATCGTTGTAAGCTATGCACAAAAAGCGGCTTTGACGGTAGACTATAAGTAGGCCGCCCGGAAAGAGGTGATACAAAATGCAGGTTTCTAAACTCGTGCGGCGTCTCCTGCTGGAGTACAATATCAGCGGAAGCGAATTAGCGCGGCGCATGGGCACCACCCCGCAGAACATCAACCAAAAAATCAACAATGACAACTGGTATGTTTCATCCCTGGCCGCCATCGCCGCCGCCCTGGGCTGCGGCTTCTCGGTGTCCTTCCACCTGCCGGACGGCCAGACGATGACCGCGGAACAGCCCGCCCCGGCGGAACAGTCGGAGCAGAACACCCCCACCACCTGAACAGCAGCCCCGGAAAAATGCGGGGCAAAACACGAACAGCGCCCCCGGAGATTTTCCGGGAGCGCTTTTTTCATGCCCGAAACCGGGCGGAAAGGAAAACACCATGAAAGGCAAGAGAATCAAGCAGATCAACAAACTGGTCATCCGATACACCGAGGCATACCAGTATGCCGTCTGGACGCCTGACGGTCGATGCTGGGAGGATCGAATGACTCTGGAGCAGGCAAAGGAGTTTTGCAGAAAAACCAAGGATTTCCTGGCTAAGAAGGAGGCCGCCGCCCTATGACCGTCTTTTCCTACATCGTCACCGCCACCGGCGCCGCCACCCTGGCGGCGCTTTTTGTTCGCCTGCTGGACCGGATCGACCAGTCCCGCAAACGCTGAACAGCCGCGCCGCCTCTGGGGAGTTGGGCGCACCAGCTCCACCCCATCGAGAAAAGTAAATTCGTTCCCTTGACACGGGGAACAGACTACACAACAGGAGGAACACAAAATGAACACCAACAAAACCGAATCCATCCGCTTTTTCTGGAACGGCATCAAGGTAAACGGCGGGAAGCTGATCCGCTGCTTCTACTTTACCGACAGCAAAAGCGGCAGCGTGACAATCAGCGCCCGCGATTATGACCACCTCCCCCGCGACCTGTTCACCGTCAAGAACGAAACCGACCTTTACACCGACTATTTCGACAGCGACAGCGCCACCCTGACCCCGGCGCACCCCCTCTATAAGTACGCCCGCGCCGCCGCGCTCAAATCTGCCATGCGCGGCGAGCCTGAGTATATCGCCAAACTGGAACAGGACGCCCGGGACGCCCGGCAGCCGGGCCGCTACCACTGGCGCAAGCCGGAGGACATCCGCGCCGAGATCGACCGGCGGCAGGCACAGCTTGACCGCAACGCCGCCGAGCTGGCCACCCTGCCCAAAGGCCACCCCACCGCCGCCGACGTGGAAGCCGTCCACGAGATGAACACCGCCGCCGAGTCGGCGCGGCTGGCGCGTGAACACGCCGAACAGCTGGAACGCCGGGAAAAGACCATCCGCACCCGCAACGAAAACCGCGCTTTCATCGAACAGACCGCCGCCGCACACCCCATCAAGGACGGCGCCCCGGTCGTCACCGTAGAATGGAGCGAAAACGGCGCTTTTGATGATGGTATGAAATTCTCCGTCGCCGCCGCCGAGATCATTTTCAAGACGCTGGACGAGCAAAACCATAACGACCAGGAACGCGGTTATGACAAAACCAAATTTTCCATAGAGTACACCGATGCCGACGGCGAGCCGAGCACCTACGAAGGGCGCTATGACCTGGGCGACAACGACGGCGGACTCATCGCCCACATTCGCAGCTTCGGCGCGTTCCTGCGCGACAAGGGCAATTTTGGCAACGGCAAGCCCACCGACGAGGACACGGAGACCGGCGCGGCCATCGTCACCGTGGCCGACCTGCTGGAACAGTACACCGAGGGCGGGCGCGTGGTCTCCGTCATGCCCGCGCCCTGGCTGGAAGAATACAAGCGCCGCAAGGCTGAACAGGCACAGCAGGAGCAGGAACAGGCCCGCCAGGACTTCGCCGACATTCTGGAATCGGTGCAAATGCTGACGGATGAACAGCTTGAACGAGCTGTTTTCGCCATCAGCCCCACCGATAAAGAGGAAATCGACGTGGCTCGCTTCTTCCTTCAGGAGCTGCACCGCCGCGACGAGCAAAACGCGCTTTCCGTGTTCCGTCGCTGGAAGCGCGGCGAAAATACCGAACAGCCCGACTAATCACCACCGGGGCGGCATCGCGCCACACCCACAAAAACACGAACAGCGCGAACAGCGCGAAAAATGGAGGTAAAAATTATGGGATCTTGCAGTTTCATACCGGTAAAACGAACAGCCGTAGACGGGCGTATCTGGTGGGTGGTATTGGATGCAAAACGTCGCAAATATAGCACCTTATGTTGTTTTGGCAGATACCGCACAAAGACTGCTTGTCAAGTAGCTATCGACACATATCGCCCCTTGTAAAAATCCGCCTGAACACCACGAACAGCCCTTCAGGGCAGAAAGGAAACAAAATGAACGACCGCACCTCCGCCACCGCCGCCCGCTTCGGCATCTCTGAACAGTGCGCCGCGCTGCAGCGCGACCTGCTGACCCTCCCCGGCGCCGTCGAGGTGGAATTTGATCTCGATGGATTTTATGACCACATGGAGCAGGTGATCCTGCTGGTGAAATTCGACATCCCCGTTGTGAACGAGAACTATTACCGCGACCTTCGCACCCTGCGTCAGGGCGTGATCGACACCGCCGCACGCCACGGCCTGACCCGCACCCCGGACACCATCCAGAACTACGGCGAACACCTGTATTTCGTCTTTCACCACGATAGCACATGGGAACACCCCGAGACCGAACAGCCCGACTAAACCACCACAGAAGGAGGAAACCGCATGAACACCGAAAGCAAAAACTGGATATGCACCGATCCCGACTGTGCCCAATACCGCCGCCAGGCACCGGAACACGGCCACAACGTCTTTGAGCTGGCACAGGTAAACCAATACGGCGCCGGCCTGTTCCGCGTCGCCCACGGTTTTGTCTATCTCGACAACGACTTGGACGGGCGCGAGCGCGACTCGCTGTGCGAGTTGTACGACTGGGACGTGGAGATCATCAACAGCCCCGATTTCAATGCGAGTTTAGCCGAAGCGGTTTTCGAAACTTCCGCCCCCGAGTACGACACCGGCGCAGAATTTTCCACCTATACGGACGCCGCCCAGGCATTAGGCCGACTCATAGGTGTTGACGTTTCCGCCATCATCTGAACAACGAAAGGAGAAATCACCATGTCCACCATCAAGTATCCCATCCCGGAGGCGGCCATTGTCCGCACCCACTGCGACGCCATCGCCGCCAATGCCGCCGTTTTGAAAGACGTTATCACCGGCGACCCCACCAGCGACACCGCTACCAACGCCATTTCCGCCATCCGCCACAGCCTGGACGAACTGGAAGCCTACGCCGAACAGCGCCGCCAGGAAAACAGCGAACAGCGCGACGATACCCCCTATAAGCACGTCTATTTCCGCCTGAACTCCGGTTATGTATGGGGCAAGGGAATGGACCAGGACAAGACCGAGAATTTCTATAGCGACATTTTGGGCCTGTTCGCCGCCGAGGGTTGGACCATCAAAGAGCCGTACCGGAAAGGCAGCGGCGCCACCGTCGCCAACGGGAACAGCTCCCTTTATATCCACCCGCAGGAGGTCAGCGGCTACGTCACCGAGGAATTGATCCCCGCCGTTTCCGCCGCGCTGGAACACGGCTGCACCTTCCAGCACTACGCCACCGACATCTACGAGACCGCCTACAACTGGACGGCGCAGCAGTACCGGGAGTATCTGAACAGCAAGCGCGGCGACATCAACGCCGCCCTGCTGGAAGCGTTCAAAACGCCCCGGCGCAACCTCTATAAATTCGACTACAACGCCCTGCCCGTGGTCATCAGCAAATTCCACGTCCAGCGTCTGGACGGCCAGAACGGCCATTGCACCGGCGACATCACCGAGCAGGTGATCCGCGAAATGTTCACCGCTCTTGTGAACACCGGCAAGATAGATCAGGGCGAGACCAAGAACGGCGCCGCCTACCGCACCGCGCCCCAGCGGCGCACCTGACGAAGAAAGGAGCCCCCCATGCCCACACGAATCAAGACCCGCACCGCGGCCACGGAGCAGGAGCGCCAGCAGATCCTCTCCGCCGCTGCCGCCCTCCGCACCGCCGCGCCGTACCTCAACGCCGAGCAGCGCCAGCGCGTCTGTCAGGCAGCGAACAACTGTATTGAACAGCACCGCCGCACCATCCACACCGCCGAGCTGGCCGCACTCATCGCCCAGCGCGACGCCCTCACCGCCTGAACACCAAACCAAAAATCTACAAGGAGGCCACCGCCCATGTTTACCTACGCCACCAAGAAAAACCGTTATGGAGATGAACACATCGCCGTTTCCGCCCACGGTGCCGAGATCGCCACCATCAAGGCCAGTTCTTACTACGGCAACACGGAATATATTGTCAGCGCCACCACCGGAGGCGACGACCGCGGCGACTACCTGGGCCGCGCCTCCACCATCGCCGGAGCGAAAAAGAAGATCCGCGACTGGTACAGCGACCACAGCGCCGCCGTGACCACCGCCGCCGCAGCGAACAGCCGCGCCGCCGATCTCCGCCGCCTGCCGTCCTTCGACAACAGCGGCTTTTACCCCACGCCCTCCAAACTGGCTGGGAAAATGCTCTCCTGCGTGGACTGGAAAGGTGTTTTTTCTATCCTCGAACCCTCCGCCGGTAAAGGCGACCTTGCCGATGCCGTTACCGCTTTCGTCCGCAGCTACAGGAACGGCCACCGTATCTCCTTCAACGAGAACGACACCTACATAGACTGCATCGAGCGCGACAGCGACCTTGCCGCCCTCCTGCGCGGCAAGGGGCTGCACGTGGTCCACGATGATTTTCTCACCTTCCGCAGCTTCAAGCAGTACGACCTCTGCATCATGAATCCGCCTTTCGACAGCGGCGACGAACACCTTTTGCACGCCCTCTCCCTCATGGAGCGCGGCGGCCAGATCGTTTGCCTGCTGAACGCGGAAACCATCCGCAATCCCTACACCAACCGGCGAAAAGTGCTTGTGCAGAAACTGCACGAACACAACGCCCGCATTGAGTTCATTGAAAACGCCTTCCGCCATGCCCAGCGCCCCACCGACGTGGAGATCGCGCTGGTCTATGTGAACATACCGAAAAAAGAAATCCCCAGCGACATTCTTTTCTCCCTCCGCCGCGCCCACGAAAAGAGCACCCAAAGCAGCGAACAGGCCACCGACCTTGCCTCCGCCGACTGGCTGCAGAACATGATCGATGGCTATAACTTCGAGGCCGCCCTGGGCGAAAAGCTTATCAACGAGTTCGCCGCCCTCCGCCCCTACATGGACCCCGGCAAAGATCACGGAGAACCCCTCCTGTCCCTCAAGGTGGGCAACAAGAACACCGGCAACAACGCCTCTATGCTGAACGCCTACCTTTTCGGTCTCCGCGCCAAGTATTGGAGCAACCTCCTGCGCCGCCCGGAGCTCACCGACAAAATGACATCTGCCATGCAGCAGGACTATTACGGCAAGGTCAATTCTCTTTCCGAGTACGATTTCTCCCGCTACAACATCGAGACCGTCATGCGGGAGATCGCCCACCAGCTCTCACGTGGCGTGGAGGATTCCATCCTTGGTCTGTTTGACACCTTCTCCGCCAAGCACTCCTGGTACCCAGAGTGCGCCAACAACATCCATTACTATAACGGATGGGCGACGAACAAGGCCCACAAGGTGGGCATGAAGGTCATCATCCCCTCCAACGGCTGCTGCGCCAGCTGGGGCCGCGAAAAGCTGGACAGCTACCGGGTGAACAGCCTGATCTCCGATCTGGAACGCGCTATGAACTATCTGGACCGCGGTGAAACTACTTTCCACACACCCATAGATCGCGCCGTCCGCATCGCCAACATGAACGACATGAACAAGGCGGATTTCACCTATTTCACCTGCACCTTCTACAAAAAGGGCACCTGCCACATCAAGTTTAAGCCGGAGGCATCCCGCATCATCGACCGCCTGAACATTTTTGCCGGTCAGAAAAAGAACTGGCTGCCGCCCACATACGGCAAAAAGCACTACGCCGACATGACCGCCGAAGAACAGGCCGTCATTGACGACTTCCAGGGTGCCGAGTCTTACGAAAAGACCATCGCCGACCCGTCCATGCTCATCACCTCCGGCAGCGCCCTCATGGCGCTGCCCGGAATGTGAGCGAACACCACACGAAAGGAGCACCACACCATGACCCCCGAAAAGCTTTTGGAAAACCTCTACGCCATCGCCTATTCCCTCCCGGAACAGGAACGCCGCTTTTTCTGCTCCCTGGAACCCGCCATTGACCCGAACACCCACGGGAAGATCAACGCCGGCTATCAGCTGGCGCTCCTTGTCCGCGCCATCCGTACCGACATGGCCCAGCAGTACCAGCGGGATGACAAACACCGCACCAGTGCTACCGCCTTGCGGCGCCTGTACAACGCCTCCGTTTCCAAGCAGGGCGGGATCCGTTCCCACTTTGCCGGCGCGTTTCTGGACGAACAGGGCCGCCAGTGCATCACGGACGGCTTTACCCTCCTGCGCCTGAACACGCCCTCCACCGCGCTGCAATGGGCGCCCCCGCCCAACGACCCTCACGTCTACGACACCATACCGGAGCTGCTGAACAACGACGGCGCCACCGTCACCCTTAACCTACCAACTGCCGCCGAGGTACGCGCCAAGATCGCCAGTGACCGGGCAAAATACAAGGCCGAGTCCCACCCCGCAGGGGACACGCTCTCCACCTGCTTCAGCTGGGGCGACGGCCTGCCAATGGTCAACGCACTTTATCTGCTGGACATTCTGGAGGCGCTTCCCGGCTGCACCGCCGCCTGCCGCCCCAGCGAGCTGTCCATCGTCTATTTCCACAGCCCGGACGGCGACGCACTCATCATGCCCATCCGCAGGCACATCGCCCGCAGCGCCGACGAACAGGAGGAACAGGAATGAAAAACAAATTCTGCCCCTACAAAAAGACCTGCCGCAACATCTGCTACGGCGAGACCCCTTGTGCATTTGCACAAGCCTTTGACGGCCTCGCCCGCAAGATCGACCTCAAGACATCCTGCATAGAATCCCTGCGCACTGAAAACGCCGCACTGAAAGCACGGCTGGAACAGGAGGAACACAACGTATGAGTCACATCTGCAAAATGACAGGCATGGAGGCCGTGCTGCCCTGCGCCGCGCCGCAGTGTCCCGCCTACGGCGATTGTGCAGCTGCCTATGCCAAATCCCAGCAGGGCTCCCAGCTGGAACAGCACCCCAAAACAAACCTTGAACACTTCCGCGAGATGACCGCCGAGCAGCTGGCGGAGTGGATCATGTGTCCCTACTCCGCCGACCCCGACCTCTGCCTCGACGAGGATTGCGTCAAATGCTGCACCGACTTCCTCAACGACCCCTATGACGGCTTCGACCTTGACCCCGAACAGCAGACATAAAGCAACGAACAGGAGCGCCAAAAACGCTCCTGTTTCGTCGTAATCCCCACAAAACGCCCTTGCTATTGTTGCCTGAATGTGCTATTCTGACGGCAAGAACAGCAAGGAGGCCGAAACCGCCCATGACACGAGAGGAATTTATTTTTGCCGCCCACAGCATCCTGCCCTACAGTTTTGAGGACACCAACGCCGCCCTGGACCGCGCCTTTGCCGCATCACCGGAGAAGCGGGCATACACACCCCACGACGTACAGGCGCTGGACCTCGCCATCCGCCTTTCCGGGGCATCGTCCGAGCTGTCCGGCATCGTCATGGACGATCTGGATATAGAATCGCTTTCCGATCCGGAACAGCAAATGACCGCTGCGCAGTTTATCGACGAGGCGGAGCGCCAGGGCTTCCCCCGCCGCCTTGCGGAGCTGGTGACGCAGCACAGCGAACAGGAGACCTACGACATCGCCGACCTGGACGGGCTTGGCCTTCTCGATCTCGTCATCACCCCGGACCGCTACGACGACCCGGAGATCCACAAAATCATGCAGACCATTTTCTCCGTTTTCGACGGGGAATAATGATACATAAAAATCGAAAGGGGAACACCATCATGGCATTGATTACCTGCCCGGAATGTAACGGCCAAGTCAGCGACAAAGCTCCCACCTGCCCACATTGCGGATATCCCATCGCGGCCAACAATACGCAAGAGCAATATGCTTTTTGCGTCAAATCGCAGCCCATCCCAAAATCTGCCGTTCAGGAATGGGAGCGCTTCACAGCAATCCGCTTGACGATGGAGATCGCCGGGGTATCCACCGCCACCGCGAAAAATCTGCTTGATACACCCAATTCCATTATCAAAGATAAACTCACAGAACAGGAGGCAGCCGCCGTCGTTCTGAATTATCAGCGGCTTCATATCCCCACTGCCGTCGAACAATCTAATTACACGCTTCGCGAGGTGGAGCAGGAAAAACAGGAAGCGCAGGAAGCATTCCTCAAGAAACGCGCCGCAGAAAATCCGGACGAACTTTTTGTTTTCAAAAAGCTTTGGCCGGGTATGGTGGACCTCGCCTGTGCAATGTGCGGTCAGAAGTTTTCCACAGATATCAACTGCGTCTCCGTTGTCAATGACCTTGCTATCGAAGTAAAGCGCCCCATCACCTGCACGAAATGCCACCGCGTGGCTTATCCCGGAACAAAAATAGCAAAAAACGTTGGGTTCTTCACGCCGAAAGACCCGGACAGCGCCGCTATCGACCCGGATGCCAAACAAAAGCGACTTTTCGACCCGGACATTGTGGAAAAAACGGAGGCGGCACGTCTCCGCTGTCCCAAGTGCGGCGGCACCAATATCCAGTTTGTCAAAAAAGGTTTCAGCCTCGGCGGTGCAGTCTTTGGCGGGCTCCTTGCCGGTGGCGCCGGTCTGGTGGCTGGAGGTCTCGGTTCTAATGACGTTATGTGTGTCTGCTCAAACTGTGGGCACAAGTGGACAAAATGAGCATCCCCCGCACGGCATCAGCCGTGCGGGGTTCATTTACTCTCCGGTCAACCGACCGGAATATTTTTTTGCCCGCTTCCCTTGACACGGTGCCTATACTCTATCGCAGAAACACAAGAAAGGAGGTTTTCCCATGATCCCCTCCAACATCCACCTGGGCGATACCGTCACCCGCCGCATCGAGGCCACAGACCGCAAGGCCACCGGAACAGTCGTTTACATCCACCCGGAGGGCCGCTACTACACCGTCGAATTTGACCTCGGTCTCTACAAATTCCGCGAGTCCTTCAACATCTGAAAATTTTTTCAAAAACTTTCAGAAGTTCCCTTGACACGGGGCGCATACTTAAAATTGCCGAAGGGGAGACCCCTTCCCCGACGGCTTCGGTGTACCCCCCGAATTATATAAGCCCTTCCGTAAGAAAGGCTGCGCCGGTATTACATCCATTCTTCCGGTGTTCCCAGCGCAATTCTGGCAGGAACGCGATCACGGGGGCGCAAGCCCCTCTGTCGCACGTCAGCTCGCCCACCAGGACGTAAACAAGGTGGGGATCCGGTGTCGTAGCTCAGCTGGCAGAGCAGCTCATTCGTAATGAGCAGGTCGTGGGTCCGATCCCCACCGATACCTCCAATTCAACGTGGACACCGCGAGTGATGAGCGTTTAGCGGGATAGCCGTATGGGTGATGCGAAGTCCTGAAGTAAGCCCCTCAAGCCTCGATGTTGTAATTGCGGACACATGGAGACGTGCCCAAAAGCGAGGTCATTAAGTTCTCCTTCGAGCAGGTGTGTTTGGGAACGCTTAAAACTCTGCTGACGTAGAAGCGCCTGTGCGCCATCACATGATTGGCTGGCGGCTCGGAAAGACGAGCACCCCCCCTCAATGCAGACGTAGCTCAGTCGGTTAGAGCGCCACGTAGAGTGGAGGCCGTTGGTTCGAGCCCAACCGTCTGCACCAGATCCAGTGCTCATGCGAAGTACAAGCTGAACGGGCTTCCGGGGATAGAGCACAAGAAGGAAGCAGGAACGTGTACCTATCGGGGCTAACCGCAAGCAGCCGACACGCAGCGGTGACAGCCGGGAAAGGCCGGCACCCACGCAGCGTTAGTGTTCAACGGTCAGCACACCAGCCTTCCAAGCTGGGAGTGGCGGTTCAAATCCGCTACGCTGCTCCATGCCCGCCTGATGGATGACTTCCCCCGTCAGGAATGAAACCTCCGCATCTGGCAGCGGTGTCGCCGGGTCGAACCAGCCGGTAGCATGATTTGGGCGTGACAGCGAACGAAGGAACGCCCCACCCCCATCGGGGAGGCGGGCATCCCCCAGCCCGTCCTCCCCACTCTCTACGCAGGAGCGCCGTTGGGGCGCTTGCACGGCACACACAGAGATCTCCTTTCTGCTGCTGTTGTTCGGACACATCAACACCTCCAATGTTCATGTTCTATTTTCCGTGCGCCGGCAAGCCATGCGGGTTCGACTCCCGCCTCCTGCTCCACCGGACGCGACAGGCGTCCGCGGTCCAGATAGGACCTCCTTTATAAATGCTGCGGCTGTAAGAAGCAGCACCGGGTTTTGTTCATTTTCCCCGGCTCCTGTTGGAATACAGGCAGGCCAAGCGATTTCTCCTTCCGGGCGGCGCGGTCTGGGCAGCCCGCCGCCCAACCCCCTGGGGGGTTAGCTCAATCGGCAGAGCAGGCCGCTCATAACGGCCCGGTTCCGGGTTCAAGTCCCCGATCCCCCACCAGCCGCAAGGCGATAAAACGTTTCAGTCTAAAATCTACAACAGAAAGGAGGCACATTCCATGACCAAGAGCGAGTTTATTTCCACTTTGGCAGCAGCGACCGACATGAAGAAGTCCGACGTCGAGCGCGTGATCGCCGCCGCTGCCAACACCCTTACCGGCGTCATGCGCTCCGGCGACAGCGTGAATATCTCCGGCTTCGGCATCTTCACCAGCAAGGTCCGCAACGCGCACCCCGGCAAGAACCCCGCTACCGGCGAGGTCATCACCGTCCCCGCTAAGCGCGTGGCCATCTTCAAGCCCGCCAAGCAGCTCAAGGATGCCGTCAACAGCTGACGCGCCATCCGCAGCCATACAAAATATCCCACATTGCGAGCCGGACGGCACACCGCCCTCCGGCTTGTTTTGTAAACTATATTTCCGTTGCGTTTTGAATATAAGCAAACACAGCCGGCGAAAATCATAACACGCTTTGCAAAAACACAACAAATAACCTAAGAACCACTTTGCGAAACTTCTTACGAAAAGGAGAAACCTGACATGATCTACTTCGATAACGCCGCCACCGCGCCGGTGCTGCCCTGCGCGTGGGAGGCCATGCAAGCCGCGCCGGAGGCAAACCCGTCCAGCAGCCACGCCGCAGGGCGTGAGGCAAAAGCCGCGCTGGAGAAAGCTCGCGCCACCATCGCCCGGTGCCTCAACTGTGCTCCCTGCGAGGTCTACTTTACCTCCGGCGCCACGGAAAGCTGCAACTGGATGGTCAAATGTCTCCGCATAGAGACAGACGGCATCATCTACAACGGCACCGTTCACCACGCCGTCAGCGAGGGCATCCACGCCTATTCTTCCCCCAACGCGCCCCGCGGCAAGCCCTCCGCCATCCTCTCCCTCGTCAACAATGAAACCGGGCAGATAAGCGACGTGGCAGCTTTCTGCCGTAAAAACCGTCCGCACCGCATCGGCCTTGACGCCACCGCCGCCGTCGGCCACATCCCTATCGACTTCCTCGCCCTCGGAGCGGACTACATGGCGTTCGGAGGCCACAAATTTGGCGCTCCCAAGGGCATAGGTGCGTTGATCGTCAGGGAGGGCTGTCCCATTAACCCCCTGCTCCACGGCGGCGCACAGGAGCGCGGTATGCGCGGCGGCACGGTCTCCGTTCCCCTCGCCAGCTCCATGGCCGCCGCATTGGCATGGCGCGTTAAAAACATGGCCGACAACGCCATTCAGATTCACAAGGTCCGTACCCAGTTTATTTTCGATCTGGCTCAGCTGGGCGTAGACCACATCGTGAATTTCAACGACGTTCACCGTCAGTTATCCGACCACATCCTCTCCATCCGTTTCCCTGGCGTCTACGGCGCGTCCCTCGCCGCCGCCCTCAGCGAACGTGGCGTCATGGTCTCCACCGGGAGCGCTTGTTCCTCCGGTGACAACGCCGCCTCCGCCAATCTCATGGCCAGCGGCCTTACCGAGCAGCAGGCACTTGAGACCATCCGCTTCTCCTTCGACTGGTACAACACCCGTCAGGAGGCGGCCCATGCCGCCCGCATCATCGCCAATATTGTCCCCACTCTCCGGCGCGGTTAATTCCGAAAAAATTTTTTCAAATCCCTTGCACAAAATCCGCATTTGCCGGTAGACTATACTATGGCAAAATTCTGTAAGGAGGACACCACCATGTCTATCAGACCTGAAAAGCTCAAGCAGTACATCTCCCTCAAGGAAGCGGCCCTCACCCTGCGCCCCGACTTCGCCGTAGACTGCAACGATCCCAAACCTGAAAGTGAAACCGCCACAGTCTCCGTCGTGCTTCACACGCCGTTCATCGGCCTGGACAGAACCAAGACTGCTATCGCTTCCCTGTTCACATTCTGCGACACGTTCATTGTCGCCGACAGTGATGTGATCCACAACATCGTCCGTTTCACCTTTGGCGTGGACGGTATGCAAAAGGAGGAATGACCCCATGCTCGTCACCAACGTGATAAAGCGCGAATACCCCTTTACCGTCCGCCGCAAGCGAGACGGCGAGATTATGACCATGCTCATCACCGCCGAAAGTGAGTCCGCCGCCCGCCTCCTGCTCCCCGACACCGTGGAGCTGGTGGAACCCCGCGAACCCCACAGGAAGGAGGAATGACCTATCCCGAAAACATCTGCCGCCGAGCGCAAGCTTTGCGCCGCAACAGATTCCTACATCAAAAACTGCGCCGCCACCGGCGCTTCTCCCCGCACCGTCGAGGCGTACACCGCCACGCTGGAGAACTTCGTCAACTTCTTTATTGAGTCCAAAGAGAACTACGCCGACCCCTCCTACGCCACCATCCTTTTGTGGCGCGACAACCTGATCGACAGCGGCTGCAGCACCTACACCGTCGCCCTCTACGTCAACCGGCTGCGTACCTTTTTTGACTACGCCAGCGACCCCGAGTGCGGCGGCTGGTACGCCAACAATCCTGTCTCCCGCCGCCTGACGCCCGACACCCGCAAGACCGCCCGCCGTCCCTATGATGTGCTTCTCACTGACCAGCAGGTGATGAAACTTTGGCGCAACGACAAGCCCGCCACCGCCAAGGCGAAAACATGGCCCCGGAATTACGCCATCGTCATTATGCTCCTGACCACCGAGCTTCGCAACGCCGAGCTTCTGGACCTTACCCCGGCGGATCTCCACTGGGAGGACGGCGAGCTCTCCGTCGAGAGCGGCAAGGGCAGCAAGTTCCGCCGCATCGAGTTTCCCGACATTGCCCAGTCCGCCGTCCGTATCTATCTGGCCAGCGGCATCCGGCCGAAGGACCTTCCCGACACAGCGCCCCTGTTCGGCAACACCGCGCCAAAGGGTTCCTTCGGTCCCCGCACCGGCGATGAAAGCCGCGAGTGGCAGCGCGGCTCCCGCCAGTGGCTCTCCACCCTTGTGGAATCCCACGTCAGGGCAGTCACCGGCGTTCCCGACATCCGCAGCCACGACCTGCGCCATGTAGGCGCTCGCATCGACCTCAACGCCGGTATGAAGCAGGAGGAGCTTCAGTCCAAACTGGGTCACACCAACCCCAACGTCACCCAGCGCTATTCAGGCCGTCTCCTCTCTCGCACCGGCAAGCGTTCCGCCGCCCTCGTTCTCGAAGCCCGTGAGCGTCAGGCGGACATCAACGCCAACATTTTGGCCGGGAGCGTGCAAAATGTGTAAAAATTTGTCACCCGCCATTGACGCGCCCGCCCGTTCGTGCTACAGTAAATGTGATGCAGCCCTCCCTTTACACACAGGTTGCGTCTCCCACTTTTCAAGCCCTCCCGCCGCCGAGTGTCACCCCCCCTTCACTCCCGGCGGGAGGCATCTTTCTGTTTCGCCCGTAAACGCCCTCTGCGGCGTTTCTTTTTTACCCGTCAAACTACCCTCCTGTTAAAGTAGAAAGCCCCCTGTGACGCTCTGTGCGCCGCAGGGGGCTTATTTTTATTTCTCCGGTCGTTTTTGGTCTATCGCCTTATGCGCTCCGAGGTCATTTCACTTTTCGACTTCCACAATAAAGCCGTCAAAGCCCGCCGCCTTCAATTTTTTCAACTGCGCCTCGGCGTTGGCCTTGACCCGGAACGCGCCCACCTGAACCCGGTACAGGATGTTTTTTTCAGGCTCGGTTTTTGGCTCGTCCACATACGCAATACCGAGATATTCGCACAAAGCCCTTGCGTCGGCTTCTGCGCACTCCTTCATGTGTTCGTGGAACCACTTGGCATCCTCCGGGTTGTCGTGGAAAACGTGCTCCTGGTACACAGCGGGGGCGTCGGTGTCCGACAGCTCGTGCAGGTCGCTCCTTGCTACGGTCTTGCAGCTATACGGATAAATCTCCGATCTGTGCTGTACCATCAACTTCGCCAGCTTTTGGCCGTTGCTGCTTCCGGGATAGTACATAGAGGAAAAGCCCTTGGCCGTTCCGCTGCCAGTTTTGCCGTTGGTGCTGGCGTTGGTGTGCGACACATAGTATACGTCCGGTTTCCATGCGTTCCCGGCGTTGATGTTGTTGTACATGATCTGTTCGCCGTCCTCGCCGTCCATCGGGGTGCGGCGATACCCGCGCAGCGTATCAATGCCGCAGCGGTTCAGGATCGGCTCCAGGATGTCGATGTACTCATTGTTCTCCAGCGCCTCGTAGCACTGATAGCCATCCTTGCGGGGGTAACAGCACTCGTTCTGGCGGTGCATAGCGGGGGAAAGATACACCTTCGGCTTGTCCTCGTCCACTTCCGTGTAGGCCGGATAGCCAAACGTCCAACTGGATTTTACCGAGCTGTACGACTTGGCGCACACGCTTCCGCCGTTTGCGACCACGCCCTTTGCTTTGGAGGTGTTCCCTTCAATGGTACTGAATCCCCCGCCATTCACGGCTGTGACAATGCCGGTGTGATCGTCCCCGAAAAACACCAGTGCGCCTACCTTTGGTGTAGCGCCAAACTGCCCAGCGTCACGGAAGTACCGCTTGAGGTAATACACACCGGCACCCAGCGAGTCCTCCGGCAGGAGAAGCAGCCGCTTTGCTTCAGCAACGTCGAACGCCTTGATAAACCACCAGGCCAGGGAAACCGTGCACCACGGGTACCCCTGCTTCGGCCCGTTGTAAAAATGTGGGATAGCGTCAATGTCTCGCGCATACTTGGTGTAGTTGTTGTACCCGGCGTTCTGCGTCGGGCTGTCAAGATTGCTGTTGGTGGCTTTTTCCGGGTATCCGATTTCTGCCGCCGCGATCTTGATGACCTTCCCCGCGCTGCTCATTTTGCCTCACCTTCCGCCTTGGTAGACTTCATCTGCTTAAACACCTGATTAACGCCGGTCGCCGCCAGACCGCTGACGATACCCACAGCCGCGCTGGTGATGTAGTCCTGCGCGGGATAGTCGGGGATGATAAACATACCCGCCACGCCCAGCACAAGGCCGCACACACCCATGATGACCGGGATCCACTTGTCGTTCAGCCCGCTGGCCTTAACAGCCATGCCGATGAGGTAGCACACGACGGTGATCGCCGCCACACTTGCAATGCCCAAAGATGCAAAATCCATACTGTTCTTCCTTTCCGGCGTCAATGCGCCTGTCCTGTTTGTGTAAAACAAAATGGGACTGCCGCCGGTGTTCTCCACCGGCGCAGCCCCATTCGGCTCTCTACCGCGGCCCCATCGCCGCGAGTATTTGTTTGTGCGGTTGTCTCTTACTTTGCTTCAGTCTCGCCGTACACGCTCTCGATCAGCGCACACAGGTCCGTGTACTCATCGTCCGTGATGCGCCCCACGGCGAAAAACACGTCGCACTTCTGCTGTGCCTCCTCACGGGTCTTGTAGAACCGCTTGTCGATGAGCTTCGTCATAATGTTGTACATAGTTGTTCTCCTTTCAGTTTGCCGTCCGCAGACCGCTGCCTGCGCTCTCACGTTTTCTCTGCTCCATCTTCCGCAGGAATATGCGCCACAGCAGCCCGCACTGGTAGTCCGAGAACCCCTGCTCCCACAGCAAGTCCCAGCCCACCACCGGGTGGCGCGGTATGGGCGCCATTATGATGCCGCCGGTGTTGGGGTGCTCCTTGTTGTACTGCGCTATGTATTCCTCCGTCCTCGTTCCTCTCTTGAATAACAGCATAGTTGTCCTTTCCGCGCTCACGCGCTCTCCTTATGCAGGCGGATACACACGATGCCAGAACCGCCCGCGCCAGCGGTGGTTCCGCCGGATTCATTTTGGCCACCGCCTCCACCGCCAGTGTTAGCAGCTGCATTCATGTTCGCGGCATCACCTCCGCCATTACCGCCGCCGCCGTCACCACCAGCTGTAGGCGTACCAAGAATGTTCCCTGCGCCTCCTCCGCCCGCATAGAGTTTGCCGGTTGTCTCTCCAAACTCGCGCGTAGTAGTTCCTTGGCCGGTGCCTATAGGATAGGTAGTCGCGCTGGGCTGAGGGTTTGCTGCACCGCCATCACTTCCATCGCTTCCTCCTGCACCTGCAATATTGTAGGTCGACGTTATGCCGCGCCCCACACTCTGTCCGCCGCCAGAACCACCGCTGCCGCCGCAAATCAGCACTCCGTAACCCGCGGAATACACAGTTCCGCCAGAAGTCATTACAGTAGGTACTCTGCCGCCCTCGGCAGTTGAACCAAACGCGGTGGTATCACCACCATTTGTAGGCGCTGTTATGTTGGATTCGGTGCTGTTCTTCTTCCCGGATGAGCCACCGGCTCCCACAACGATTTGATATTCAGTATTCGCTCGCGGTGTGATATTCAGCAGCGTCACCGTTTTTCCGCCACCGCCTCCACCGCCGCCTCCATAATTGGTGGAGTTGCGATACCAGCCGGTGCAGCCGCCAGACCCGCCTCCAACAAGAAAAGCGTCTATCGCTGCCTCCTTGTTAAAGGTCAGCACACCCGTAGTCAGAAATTCCACGACACCATCATCCAGCCGTTCGTTGTACTGCCCCGTATAGGTAAAATCTAACCGGTCAACAGTACCCCCCCCCCGCAATTAACGCTTTACCGATAATTATGCTCATCCGATAACCTCCATATCCGCCTGATAGATGGTTTCCACAGCCTCGCCCAGCTGCTGCGTCAGGCTGTCTATCTCGTTGTTGGCCTCCTCCAGTGCCGTCAGCACCTCTTTGCCGTCACGGTAGAACTTGCCCTCCTTGTACGTGTCGCCCATGCCCACCGGCCTGTCACCGGTGTACACGGCGGAGGGGAAGAACTGCTCGTTCCGCTTGTCCATTTCGATGATGTTGGTAACAACACCGTTTTCAATAAGTGCGTATCGCATAATATGCACTCCTCCTTAATTATTCCTATGCACCCTTATGCACACAATTCCAGATCCGCCAGTGCCTCCCTGCCTTGAGGAAGTAGAGCCAGGGGCAGATCCGCCTCCACCTCCACCGCCCCCAGTATTGGGTGTGGCACTGTTTCCAACACGTCCTGCTGCACCTCCGGCCCCCCCGCCGCCACTTCCTCCTGGACTACCACTGCTAGTTGAGGCGGCGTTTCCTCCGCCGCCGCCACCGGCGTACAGCTTGCCGGTTGCTTCGCCAAACTCTCGTGTAGTAGTGCCTTGTCCAGAACCGCCTGCACCAAGGCTAGTTGAAACACCAGCTTCGCCATCAGAACCGCCAGCAGCTGAAATACCATATCCACCACCAGCGCCACCACCAGAGCCCCCAGCCCCACCAAATGGGGTCCCACTAGTTGAATAGTTATTGCCGCCGCCTCCGCCATTTACATTAGTCCCAAATGCAGACGTAGTTCCACCTGTGTGTCCAGAAGGTGCAGCCCCATCCCCTATCACCACTTCGTAACTAGTTTTTGGCCTTAGGGTTACCTTTATTGTTTTTGTGTAACCCCCTCCCCCACCGCCGGTTCCTGCCGAAGTGTTATTACCATAACCGCCAGAGCCTCCCCCACCTACAAGAAACACATCTGCATCAAATTGTCTAAGCACGGTTAGAGTACCGGAGGACAAAAGCTCAAGCACATCGTCCTCTTGCCTATAATTAGAAGAACCTGTATATGTAAATTCGAAGTAGGTGCCTCCTCCACTGCCTCCTACGCTGACTGCCTTACCGACAATATTGCTCATATAACCCTCCGTTCCCGACCTCCGAAACGGAGGCCGTGTTTATTCTTTGTGTAGCCTTATGCACACGATGCCGCTGCCACCAGCACCGGAAGAATAACTGTGGTAGTACCCGCTTGGAGCACCGCCGCCACCGCTACCGGTATTTGCCGTTGCATCTTGTCCGTTTGCTGCGCGGCCACCATCCCCGCCGCCGTCACGACCTAAGCCGCCGTTCACAGAAGAGACGGCAACGCCACCGCCACCGCCACCACCGCCGCCAGCGTAAAGCTTGCCTGTTAATTCTCCAAACTCGCGGGTCGTGGTGCCCTGTCCGGTACCAGCGCCGCCTTGCGCCTGAGTACCATTACTGCCGTCGCTGCCGCCATTTCCCTGTGCATCGGTAGAAGAAGTGCTTTTGCCTCCACCACCGCCGGAACCACCGTCAGCGCCAGCCATGTACGAGCTACCCGCTTTGCCACCTTCCGCAGTTGCGCCAAGCGCAGAAGTTGTCCCGCCTGCTTGCCCTTTGACCCCTGAAGAACCTCCCTGTGCTGCTGGTGCTACAGGCGCACCGCCATTTCCAATGACAACGGAGTACTCTGTATTTGCACGTGGAATGATATTCAGTAAGGTTTTTGTGTAACCACCAGCGCCGCCCCCACCGCCATAGCCGCCTGACGTGTTGTTCTTGTTTTCCCCAGCACCGCCGCTACTTCCACCTCCAACCAAAAACGCATCAATGGCTACTTCCTTGGGGAATTTCAGCACACCACTTGTCAGCAGCTCAACCACGCCGTCATCCAGGCGTTCGTTGTACGTTCCGGTGTACTCAAACTCTAATCGTTTAGCAGTACCCCCCCCCGCTATTTGCGACCTACCGATAATTACCATCGTTAAACTACCTCCTTCACGTCGTACACCGTCACCTGAACGCTCAGGTCAGCGGTGGGCTTCTCCCCCACCGCGTAGGCGGTGAATGTTCCGTTGTTGTTGGCGATGTAGATGGCGTTGGTGCCATCGTCCAGCATCTGCTGTATCGCCGCTGCGTCTGCCTGAATGTCCGCCTGACTGGTGGGCGTACCGCCCGTGATGGTCACGCCCTGTGTGTAGGGGCTTTCACTGCCTGTCCAGCTCGCCGCCGCCAGCGTCAGCGTCAGCTTGTCCGTTATGTCCTGCTTGTTCGGGAACCCTGCGCTCAGCTCCTCCACCTCGTTGCACAGCGCGTTCAGGTTCTCCGCGTTCAGTGCAGGCGGCGCGTCGTTGTTCCATCCGGGGTTCGTGTAACCTGCCATATCGTCCCTCGCTCCTTTCGTCCGTCAATTTTTTGCTACGGTCCACAGGGCGTCGCCCTGCCGTATCAGTATCTGTGCGCCCTCCGCGCTCCCGGTCTCAGCCCACGGCACCGCGCAGATCAGCGCCTGCTGCCGCGTGTTGTCCTGCGTCTCGCAGGTGATCTCCGCGTTGACGAATACCCGCATCAGTTCGCCCTTTCGGTTTTTCAGGAATAAGGTGTTCTGCGTCAGCGCCAGCGCAAACAGCGCGTCCCGCTTCGCCAGCGTGTCGCTGTACTCCGCATTGGCGCCCACCTCGCCGATATAGCCGCTCAGCTCGCCGCTTTGGTACAGCTGCGGCACCATCTGCACCGTGGGGTATCGGGTGAAGTTTTCCAGCAGCGTCGGTCGGTTGTTATTGCTCACCGTCCCGCTCTCCACGTTCAGGCTGAACCGGAATAGCTCCTCCACCCGGTATACGTTGTCGCCGTCCTCCGCGCAGGAGAGTATCGTCCAGTCCCACAAGCACACCGTCACCGGCTGGCTGGGCAGCGCCGTAGTCACAAAGGCCCTCTCCCCCACGCCGAATACATAGTAGGTGTACGTTCCCTGCGAGGCCGCCGCGCAGTCGATCACGCTGCGCTCCGCGTACCCTACGTCCGCCACGTGTACCAGAGACGCTGCGCCCTCCTCCCTGCGGTATACGGCCCAGCCCGTCAGCGGCTCCTCCGCCACGATGTTGCCGCCCCGCAGGTCTGTGGCGAAGTCCGCCAGCAGCAGCGTCCTGTCGCCGAACTCCGGCGTGTATCCCGCTGTGCTCATCAGCGCTGTCACCACCGTGTCCGTCAACTCGCCCTCTTCTATCCACAGGTAGTCGCACACCTGTGCGCCCACCAGCTTCACGTTCACCACGGTCATGTCCGCCATCACCGCGTCCGCCATGTATTTCAGCACCGAAAATTGGCTGGCACGGGGGAATAGCCGCACCGACGGTTTCAAACTCTCCGCCGGGAATAGTCCTCGCTCATACCGCCGCCGCACATACAGCTTTCCGCCCGTCAGCGCCACCGTCAGCTCGTCCTCCGGGGCAAATGCAGCGTTCACCCGGCCTATCTCCGCGCCGCCCTGTATAGCCCGCACCGCCGTTGTGCTCACCGTCACCGTCAGCGCCTTTCCGTCAGCGCCGGTCAGGTTGAATAGCGTCGCCGGCAGCGTCTTGACCGTTCCCTTCCATACGATGCTTATGGGCGTCGTCAGCGCCATCGCTTCGCCTGTCACCGTGTCCCACGTCACCGTGGATCCGGTGCTCAGGTTCAGCTCCCCGTTTCGGATGGTGTATTCGCCCTCCGCCGTGCCCGGTATGTCGTAGGCACCCGGCCACGACACCAGCACGCCGCTTTGCTTTCGCTTTACGCACGTCACCACCGCGCCGGTATAATTGCTGGCGCTGTATTGCACCGTGAACTGTACCCATCCCGTGTCCGCCACCACGCCGTTGCTGGTCTCCACCCGGCACCGCACGGCGTATTCCTGCCCGGTGAATAAGCCGTCGTAGTAAAACGCCAGCTGTGCCGTCGCCACGTTGCCCGTGTCGTACAGCACGTCCTCCGTGTCCGCTGCCGGCGCAAGCTGCCACCGCGCCCAGATAATGGGGTCGCCCTGCGCCTGCGAATAGCTGGCCGTCCACGTCATCTCCTTTGCCGCCACCGGCTTCGTAAAGTCGTTGATAGTCAGCACCGGTGCGCTCCGGCACACGAATACCGATGCGCTCTGCTGCGTCACGCTGTCCGCGTCCGTCCACCACTGGGTGATGAGCAGCTTGTAGCTGTTCCCGTTGGTGATGCCCGCCGCCGCCAGTTCCGCCGCTGTGATCGTGTAGCTGAAAAACACCACATCGCCCTTGGCGTTCCGCCCGTAGAAGGGGCAGTTGTCCGTCCGTTTTCCCGAGTCGTACAGCTGTGCGCTCTCTGCCGTGTTGGCCAGAATTTTTATCTCAAACGCCGTCATGGCGTTCTGTCCGTCCACCTGCCAGGTCACGGTCATGTTTTGGCTTGCGTCCACCGTCCCGTTGCCCAGCGCTCCCAGCGTGGAGGGCGTGATATTCGTCGGCATGAAAAGTGCCATATCGTCCTTCCCTCCTTCCGTTTATGTCTTTGTCTCCGTTTTCAGCGGCCACACCGTCACCGTCGCCACCGGGAAGTCCGCCACGCTGGTGGCGGATATGGTCATCTGCCCCTCTCCTGTCAGCGGGCGGGAAAAGCCTGTCACCAGGTGCCGTTCCGTGGGGCTCCCCTGCTTATCCCGGCGCACCAGCGTCACAAGCTCGTTCTCCTTGATGTGAAAAATCTGCCCGCAGCTGATGTCTACGCTTTTCTGCAGCACCGTGGAGCGCTTCAGCTCCCACTCTGCCCTGTCCCGGCACATGGTCTCCGTTGCGTAGCCGTCCTCCTCGGTCCACACCGTCTTTCGGCCTATCAGCTGCACGTTGGTTTCGCTCATGGGGTCGTTGTTGGTGGCTCTTGCCCCTGGCTGGCTGTTGTCGTCCAGCGCCGCCCCCAGCACGATGTAGTCGTTGTACACCTCGGTGTTTTGCGCCGTGTATGTCATGCCCAGCAGCGTCGCCTCCCCCATCGAGAAGGCGTAGCTGACAGGCTTTTCACTGTCCAGCAGGTCGTCCTGGCTGGGGTCTATCCGCAGCCGCCCCGTGGCGTCGTAGCCGATCCATGCGTTCAGCATCTCCGCAAAGCCCAGTATCACCTCCGCGTATGTGCCGCTTCCCGGATCTACCTCCAGCGTGTACGGCGCGTCCACCAAATTTACTTCGGTGCCGTCCGTCAGTTTCTGCTTCTTGCCGTTGTAATACTCCGTGTACACCGGGGGGATGGAGTCTACCTTCCGCCCGTTTCCCCTGTCGTCCTGCAGCAAGGCGTTGATCTGCTGAAAGATGTTCACGTTCAGCTTTCCCTTATAGGTGCCCTCCAGCTTGCCCCACAGCGTCCCGTCCAGATTGGCCCACTTGTCCACCAACTCGTACTGCATCAGCCGCCGTCCCGACTCCACCGTTTCCTGCGGAGTCTGTATCAAAAAAACGCCCTGCTGTATGTAGTAGTCCTCGCCGTTGGGCAGCACCAGCCCCTCGTCCAGCGCGATCTCCTGCCCGAACCACAGGTGGTTTACGTTGTAGTCGAACGCGCCGGCCACGTTCCCCAGCGTCACGCTGGCCGTTCGCCTTACCCCGTTTTGCAAATTTACCGTCAGCGCCCCGTCGGCAACAAAGGCGCCGCTGTACTTATTTCGCGGGTTATTGTCCACGAAGAACGCCGTGCTCCCGTCCGGGTTCAGAAAGCGCAGCCGGCACAGCTTCTGAAACCGGCCCTTCAGCGCTCTCAGGTACGCCAGATATTTTTCCTGCTCCGTCATGGCACGTGCCCTCCGTTCAGCTGCGCTTACGCTTCTTTCTGTCCTCCGCCGCCGTCAGCGCGTCGCACTCCTCGTCCGTGGCCGCCCTGATCTTCCGTATGTCCGGGTTTCCCTTGCGGTACTGGCTCTCGCGGGTGACGTAGTACCGTCCCGTGATCCCGATTATTGGTATCTCTCTGCCGCTCTTCATCACCAGGATGTGTTGCGTCTTTTTCGCCATAGTCCAGCCGTCCTTTCTCACATATTCCGTCCGTCCGCATACATGAAAACCATGTGGTTCCCTGCGTTCTTCCCCTCGCCGAATACCAGCACCACCACCTGCGCTCCCACCGGGGCCGCCGCCATCGTGCTCACATAGGGGAGAAAGCTCTCCGTTTCGTCAAAGGGGCGTTTTACGCCGATTTTCCCGCCTGCCGCCGCGGTCGTCACCTGCGCCCGGTACTGCCGTACCATATCCGTCTGCGTCTCCCGCACCCGCCGCACATAAAAGTTGTCCCACAACCGCTTTGCCAGCTCCGCCAGTGTCTTTGCGTTCTCGTCCATGCTCTTATCCTCCGTAGGGTTTCACGTTGTGCGCCATCCGGCACATCTGCGCCACCGTCAGGTGCTCCGCCTGCTGCTCCGTCAGCGTGATGCCCTTCACGTTGTAGGTTGGCCCGCTGTGGTCGCTGTAGCTGCGGTTATCGCTGTTTCCCGCCACGCTGCGGCTCACCGGCGTCTCGCCGTACAATCCGCCCAGCTCGTTCACTCTGGCCCGGAACCGCGCATCCGCCGACGGCTTCAGCATCTTCGCCGTCACATCGGGCGGCAGCACCATCTCGTCGTCCACCGTGGCCTTTATGCCGCCCAGTCCGTGCAGCACACCGCCGCTGTCGTACTTCTTTCCCCATCCCCCGCTGACGGCGCCGATAATGCTTCCCGGCACAACGCTCGTGTAGTTCTTGCCCATGCCGATGGCATCCGAAAGCTTCCCCGTCGGCTTGTTGGATACGCTGGCTTTCTCAGACTTGGTGGATTTCCGCACGCCTGTCAGGTTGCCGACCTTTACCTCGGTGTATCCCGACGCATTGCCGGTCGCGTTCCGTTTGACCTCTACCGGCGTACCGCCCGCCGTGATCGTCCCGCCTGCCGCAGCCGCTTTTGCTGCCAGCACCTGGTTGGCCCATTCCCAATTGTTCTGCACGCTCTGATCCAGCAGGGCTTTCTCTTGGGCCACCGTTTCACCCAGCGCGTTGATGTATTCCTCCAGTGCGTCAATTTTCAGCTGGTACGCCGCCTCGATGGCCTTTTTCCTCGCCTCCAGCTCCTCAATGGCGAGGTCCAGTTCCATCTCCCTCTCATAGTCCCGCAGGTCCTTCTTTGCGTCCGCAAGGTCCTCCTCGGCTTTCTTCACTTTCTCTGGGTCCGCGATCCACTCCCACTGCCCGGACTCGGCGTTGTACATCCGTACCGTGCGCTCGTTCCGGGCGTTCAGCAGCGCGTCCTGCTTCCGCATGACCTCCAGCCGCAGCTCCTCCAGCTTCTCGGCCCGGTCTATCTCATCGTTCTGCTTTTTCAGGGCATCGATCTGCGCGTCTATGGCCGCCAGCTCTGCGTCCCGCTGCTTTTCCAGCGCGTCGATCTCGTCCTGATACTTCTTTTTCGCCGCGCTGCTGCCGGAAGTCCCGCCGCCGTAGCCGCCGCCGCTGTATCCGCCTGTGCTCCCGCCTGTGCTTCCGCCCCATCCGCCGTTTGGCGCTGTGCCGGTCAGCTTGTTCCACGCCTTGTTCGTCAGATAGGATTGTGCTTCCTCCAGCGTCTTGAACTTTTTGTTGGCGACCAGCACCATCGACTGCTGGTAGATCCGTCCCGCGTTCAGTAAGTTCCCGTAAGCTTGCGTGGTGTACCCGATGGTAGCCGCCAGCGTTCGCAGCGCACTGATCTGCTGGCTGAAATCCAGTTTTGATTTGCTGGCCGTGATCTGCGCCGCCACCAGGTCGTACAGCGCCTTGCCTGTATACCCCGCCTGCTGCGCCTCGGAGATCAGTTTGTTTACGTAGTCCTGCGTGGCTTTTTGCGTCACGCCCAGGATCTCCTGCACCCTGTCATAGGCCGCCACCAGCTGCCGCTGTTCCTCCGATACCGCAAAGCCATAGTTGATCGCCTTGCGTATCGTCTCTACTTCTTCCTCGCGGCCCTCCTGCAGCTTCGACAGGGAGTAGTAATACTCCTCCTGCGTCTTAGTGCCCGCCTCCATCTGGTCTTGCACCAGCTTCAGCGATAGCTTGTACTGCGCCAGCGATTCCACGTCCGCCTGCACCATCTGTACAGGGGTCACGCCCATGCCGTTGCCCACACTGTCGCCGCCGCCAACGTATACCTCGGCTCCGGTGCCGTGCAGCTCGTTCCATGCGTCCCACGCCGCGGACTCTGCGTCCCGTACCGCCTTTTCCTGCTCCTCGCGGATGGCCCGCAGCACCTCCAGCCGCTTTTCCTCCGCCTCCGTCAGCTCTCCGGTCTTGCTTATGAGCGTGTCGTACTCGTCCTCGGTCTCGCCCAGCGCACTCTGCGCCGTTTCAACGCCCTCCAGCGCCTTTTCATAGGCTCGCGCCTTTTCCGTGCTCAGGCTGATCGCCACGGCCAGCGCCGCGAAAATCGCCGCGCCGATGCCCAGCTTCGGCAGCATTGCCACCAGACCCTTCATCTGCCCGGTGAGCTGCGTGATCGCCATAGCGTTGCCGCCTATGGCGGAGGTCAGCGTTCCGAAGAGTGTTCCCACGCCGCTGTTCATCAGCGCCGTAAAGCCCTTGTTCGCCAGCGTCAGCACGCCCACCAGCAGTCCCAGCTGTATCACCAGCCGTCCGGTGTCGCTGTCCAAAAACTCCACCAGCGCGATCACCTGATCCAGCGCACCCTTAATGGTGTCCGTCTCCACCAGGTTGCTGATGAACTCCGTCCACTTGTTGTGCAGTATCTCGGTCTTGCGGGTCCAGCTGTCCAGCGCGTTCTCCACTTCCTTATCCGCGCTGCCCACCGCGTCGGCGTAGTCGCCCAGCATGGACTCGTACATATCCCAGTTCTGGATCAGCGCCAGCAGCTGGGAGGTACGCAGCTTGCCGCCGATGTCGCTGACCATCTCCATCAGCTGCTGCTCCGTCAGAAATCCGTCCTTCATGCTCTGGGACAACCCGGCAATGGCCTTCATGGGGTTAATGACATCGCCGGATGCCTGCGCCGCGTCATAGGCGTCCTTGGCGTAGAGCTTGATGACATCCCGCAGCCCCGCGATCTCGCCGGTGGTCCACGTAACGCCCTCGTCGATTTCCGTCTTGGTATCGCCGATGATATTCAGGAAAAGCGCCCGCAGCGCGGTGGCGGCCTCTGTGCCGGACCGCTGCGTCACAGCGGTGATCGTGCCGATAGCCGCCGTCAGTTCATCTGCGCCCACATGGGCCTGCGCCGCAATAGGCGCCACCTTGCCCAAGCCTTCGGCAATTTTTTCTATTGACGTTGCGTAATTGTTATCAATTTCATTTGCTCCATCGAGAACCTTCGTCAGCTGCTCGATTCTGCCCTGATACTTGTACGCCGCGTCCATAGAGAGCAAAAACTGCTGTGCGGTCTCTGCGTCCGTGTCGCCCACGATCTGCGTCTTGGTGGCCAGCTCCGCCAGCGCGGAAGCCTGCTCGCCGTAGCCTGCGCGGCTGAAGTTTGCCACGCTGTTCAGGTACTCGTCCGCCGCCACGCCGTAGGCGCTTGCGGTTTCGTATGCCTGCTTCTCGATCCTGTTCAGTTCCTCCGTGGTCGCGCCGGTGACTTTGCGTATCGTCACCATCTCGTCGTCCACGTCTTTCATGGTCTCCAGCGCTTCCGTGAAACTGCGCTTCAACCCGGCAATGGCGTTGCCCATCACCTGCCACAGTGCCATCTTTCCGGCCACGCGCACAAAGCTGTCGCCCATCAGGTCGGCAAAGCCGCTGCTCTCCTTGGCCGCCGTTCCCACGCTCCTGACCGACTGTGCCGCCTTGGCCGTGCTCTGCTGCACCTTCCCGCTGGCGCCCAAATATGCTTTTTCAAATACCGCCGCGCTCTCCTTGGCGCTCTTGCCGCTCAGTCCGCTTACGCCGGTCAGGTCCTCTATGCGGCTCTGCATGGCGGTCGGCGCGTAGGTGCTGCTCTGCTGCGCCGCATAGGCGCGGTAGGCATCCTTGGCCGCCCGCACCTGTGCCGCCGCCCTCTCCGCCGCTTTGGCCTGCGCCGTAAAGTTCTGCGTCACCTTCTTGCTGGTGATCTCCATCTCGCCGCTCTGCATATTCAGCGATTTGGATACCTGCACCACTTCGCCCACCTGGCGGCTGTAGTCCGCCACGGACCGGCGCAGCTCGCCCTCCGGGCTGAAGGTCTCCGTCAGTTTCTGCAAACTCTGCCGTGTGGCGTTTATCTGTACATCGGCGTTCTGCGTATTCACGCCCAAAGTCACCGGGCTGCTCTGCAGCTTCGCTATCTCTCCTTTGAGCTGCGAAAAATCAGGTACAGCCGTTACTTTGAAAATCGCCATACGCTACCTCCAATCGTCCTCTTCCCGTATCATCCCGGTATCTTCCGCCAGCTCCAGCGTGGGGTCTGCTCCGTTCATGGCCCGCACCAGTGTTTCTTCCGCCCTGCCGTCCAGCATCTCCTCCACGAAGTTGCGGAAAAACGGTCTGTTCTTTGGCCGTCTGCCCCAGTTGTACGCGGGGTCGTTTTTCTCGATCCGGTTCACCAGGTCGTCCCCGTCCACATGGGGGTCTATGGGTTCTCCGTTGCCGTCCGTTGCGCCGCTGGGGTGATACAGCAGCGTCAGGTTCATGCCGCCGTCCCGTTCATCCGAATATACCGTGGCGCTGGCGTTCATGTCCGCCAATCCCTTCGTGCCGCGCCGGCGCACGTATTCCTCCGGCACCAGCTTGTCGTATACGTCCTCTACCACGTGCTCCCGCAGGCACTGCCGCATTTCCTCCGCCAGTGCGGGGCGCGATGCGCGAAAGGCATCCTTCACCTGCTTTTCCAGCGCGGCGATGTCCTGCTCGAACCCGCTGAACTGTCCCACCAGCTTCGCCATGTCCCGCGCCTCCCCTCTCTCACATACGCCAATGCGCTGTCTTGCTTCAGCGCACTCGCGTCTGCCCCCTCCCCCGCCTTGCGGCAGGGGAGGGGATTTTTGTTGTCGTCAGGCTTCTTTCACGCTCACCGCGCACTGGTCGGTGTAGGTCGTACCCTCGTACACGAAGGTCACTGTCATGTCACAGTCACCAGCCGTAGCCCCTGCGGAGATCAGTCCGCTTGCGTTCACGGTGGTGCCGCTGGGTGCGCCGTTCAGGCTGTAGGCGCACTTGGCGGGATCCAGCACCGCCAGCTGGCCGTTCTCCAGCACCGCCTGGGGCTTCACCTGCGCCGTGCCGCTGACAGGGACGTTGATAACGCCGCCGATGGCGGTCACGATGCCCGTCACGACCTCGGCGCCGCTGTCCGGCACGTACACGTACCAGCCCAGGGTGCCGCCGGCGCAGTCCTCGCACTTGTCGGAGATCACGCTCTCGTCCGTGCTCAGTGCGCGGCCCACGATCTGCGTGGTGTCGTAGTTGCTCTGGCTGCCGGTCACGGTGGCGGTGTCCGCCTGCAGCTTCAGCGGTACGTTGATGTACAGCCAGCCTTGGCGGGTTCCCTCGTTGGTCTTGGCGTTTACGTTGCCGTACACCGCCAGCTGGGCGGTGAAAAGTCCCACCTTGCCGTTCATGCCGGTGGTCAGCTTGCCGCACATGGCGCTGAGCTTGTTCACGAAGTACCACACCTTGTACTCGGTGCCGCTTACCGCGGTAAAGCCGCTGATGGTGCCGTCCGCCGCGATTTCATAGGCGACGCCGCCCTGCTGGATGCCGGACGCCTTCTTGGTCTCCTGCACATAGGCGTAGGGCTTTGCCATCGCGTACTGCGCCACAGGGGCGCCGTCGGTCACATCCACCTTCAGCACGGTGCTGTTCGCCGTCACCACCTGGCACACCGGTGCCACAGCGTTGTAGGTCACAGCGCCGCCCACGCCCGCCATCTTCGTCCGCAGGTCAAAGTTCGCCTGGGTGAAGTTCACCTGGATGTCCGGGTCGCTCTCGATGATGGTGGCAATGCCGTTGTTCAGTCCGGCACGCAGGGGATCACTGTTCACGGTCACGGTGATGTTGCCCTCCTGGAACTTATTGCTGCTCAGCAGGACCTGACCCGTTTCCATGTCGGCGAACTGCGCGGCGCAGATACCGCGGGTATACAGTCTCGGATCGGTAAAAGTAATCATTCTGCTTTCACTCCTTTTTGATATAAAAAATGGAGGCAAAGCCCCGGTCTCCCGTTGGCTTCGCCCCACTTGGCGTTCCGCCCTGCCCGCTTGCAGGGCCTATTCCCTTCTCTATGCCTGTCCCATGCCCCGTGTCGATTCTTCCACGGGCCGCAGTGCCGTGTTGCCCTCGCTCACCCGGTCATAAAACAGGCTCGGCCACGGGTTGCCCCGTTTCCACTGTGTTCCTCTCGCCTCCGCGATGGTGCAGGTCATGTACCCCAATATCCGCTGCCACGTTTTTGCTTTCGTCTGCAGCTTCAGCAGTGGCCACGACTCTATTTCCGTCTCCTCCGCGTGTTCCAGCGCGGCCACCGTCGCCACCCGTTCCCACGCTTCTCCGCTCAGTTTTGCGCCGCCGTTCATCTCCGCCAACTCCCGCTGCGCTTCCACCAGCTCCGGGTTAGCCTCCGGCGGCGTCAGCTCAATTCCGTTCTGTGCGGCGATGATCTCCCGCAGGTACTGGAACTGCGCCGGCGTAATGCGCCACAGCTCCTCTCCGTGCAGCACGAACTCTACTGCCGTCAACCGGCTGGAGTCTTTCGTGTCCACCTTGCAGCGAAACGCCTTCAAGCGCTCGTCCAACGGCTTTCCTCTCCCCAGCCGCAGGGAGAGCGCCAGCATCAAAAGCGCCCTTGACAGCAGCCCCACTGTCTCCTCTCCGCGCCCCATCGCGTCGTACTCCATCTTGTAGTAGGCCGCCAGCAGCGGCATCACAGCATACGCCACAGGGAGGCTCTGCTGCACGATGTCAATGCCCGGTCGCGCCAACTCGAATGTCTCCATCTCCTCCACAAGGATGGGGTACAGCGTCAGTCCCTCCGCCTGTACTTCCTCGTACCTGCGGCAGGCCCTTTCTATGCTCTGTGAGATCGCCATATAAACTCTTTTCCTCCCTCACGAAACACCTTATTGATTATGCAGTTTTCTTATAAATTGATTCCCGCCTGTACCAGCAGCGCCGTCACCGCGCCGCCCAGCACCAGCCATACCAGTTTCTCTACCACGTCGTTCCACCGCTTTGCCGGCAGGTTCGTCAGCGTCTTTACGTCCTTCTTGACCTCCGACAGGTCCTCCCGCATATCCTTTTGTTCCCGGGTCATCAGCGCCACCGAAGTCGCCAGTTCGTTCATCGCTTTCTGCCACTCGGCCAGCTCGTTTATGCGGTGCGTGTTGCTTTTGCTCCGCTGCTCCACCTCCGTCAGCCGGTGGTCAAAAGTCACTTCATCCATCTGCGCCGCCCTCCGTTCTCTCAGAATGTAGTCACGACGCTTTCTTCGTCGCTGTCCGCCCACGCAAGGCTCATGTGTACGCGCCGTCCCACGTTCATGCCCTGGTCGTATATGGCGTGGGATCCGTTGTCCGCGTGTGCCCCTCTGTCAAAGGTCATCACCCCGGCTCCGCCTATGTTCACGCCGTTCAGTGCCTCAATGATGCACTGCTCCATGTCATAGCTGCGGGAGTAATCGTCCGTCCGCGTGGTGGTCTCGTGTCCGTAGTTGCACAGTATGTCGAAGTATATTCCCACCGCCGCCGTAAAGGGCGTCTTTGGAATGACTCGCCCGATGTACACCTTTACCACCGTCTGCGCCATGCTCTGCGCCTGTCCCCAGTATTCCAACGGGAATAGCCTGTACCCCTTGGGGTGCTTTGCCTTCTGCTCCTCCGTGTCCACCGCCGGCGTCTCGCCGTCGAATACAATGCTCAGTTTCTCCTCCGCCGTGGGCAGGGGCTGGGCCAGCGGGTTCGCCCCGTCGCAGCAGATGTACTTCATCAGCCGCACCCGTGGTCTTGCGTTGTCATCCACTGGCGTGTACCCGTTCCTGTCCGGCAGGTCCAGCAGGTAGTTCACGATCTTTTTCGGTATCTTCTCTGCACCCTTAAAGGTGCCGTACCCGGTTTCCACGCGCTCGAATGGATAGTAGGGGCTGTCGAAATCTGTGTTCACGCCCTCACCCCGCTTTCCGTTTTTCTAATTGTTTCACATGAAACATTACAGTTTTTGTTGCGTTTTTGATATTTTTGCAACTTTTATTTCCGTTGCGTTTTGAATATCACTTCGTGCCCTTTTGCACCTGCTCCGCCAGCTCCACCAGCTCTTTCATGCTCTCCGGCGTCATGGCCGCCGCGCTGCTCATGGCCATCCGCGCCACCACATCGTTCATCACCGCCAGATTGGCGTTGATCTCCGTGTTCAGCATCTTCTCCAGGTCCCGGTAATCCGCCAGCAGGTCATACGCCTTGTCCCGCAGGGCGTCGCTCTGCTTCTTCATCCGGTCTATCTGGTTGACCAGTTGCATCCCGCCCACCAGATCGTAGTCGTCGGCGCTCATCAGCCACTTGTCCTCCTCGCAGCCGTCGAAGTCCAGCCGCAGATACGCCCGTGCCAGTATGCCCATCAGGTAGCGCCGTTTCCGCTGTCCGTTCTCCCGGTACATGGGCGGCACATCGCCCCGGAAGCGCTCCCCGGTATTCACCACCACCCGGTCGATGCACCTCTCCGCGCAGTGGCTCACGATGGCCGCCTTCTCCATCAGCGGCACATAATCGTTGGCCTTGGCGAATACCTCCTTCATGGTAATGGGCTTGCGCTCTTTAATGCTGTTTTCCATCTCTCCTGCTCCTTTCAGATTCATAATGGAAATTCCCTCACGTATTTACTTTTTCTCCCTACAGCGCAGTGAGCAGTTCCGCCACTGCGCCGCGTTTTCGTACCGTCCGCTGTCCGGGCAGTGGTACTGGTAGCAGCAGAAGTCGTGCTCTCCCGTCTGCCTCCTGCACCGTATGATGATCTCCCCTACCTTCCGGTAGGCGTGCTCACATATCGGCCTTGCCATCGTTCTTACCACCCCTCCAGTGTGATGTCCGTGCTCACGCTCTTGCCCTTACAGGCGGCCGTCACCGTCAAAGGCTTTACGCTGCCGCCCCAGCAGTACACGGTGGCGGTGCTGCCGTCCACCTCCGCGGTGTAGCTGTCCTCCGCCGCCCCGGTGAAGGTCCATTCCACCGCGTCTCCGGTCTCCGCGCCGTTCTCGGTGTATATGGCCGTCAGCACGGTCTTGCCGTAGGCTTCCAGTCTCTCCACCGGATCCGTCTGCCAGTGTACGCCGCTTACGCTCTCTGCCACCGTCACGGCATAGGTGCCGTAGTGCGCCTCGTTCTGCACCAGCACCGCCGTGATGGTGCACTCTCCCTCGCCCACCGCCGTCACGTTGCCCGTGGGGTCCACCCGGCATACGCTCTCGTCGCTGCTGTACCACAGATAGCGGGTGGGGTGTTCTGTGTCTCCGTCCGCCGCCTCTCCGTTTCGCAGGGACGCGGCGGTAAACTTCGCCTTTTCTCCCGTGCTCATGGCCGCCCTGCCGCTCACGTTCACCTCCCATGTGAAGGGATAGGCGTTGGCCACCCGGCGAACAAGGTCGTCCTTCTCCCTATCCGGCTCCGTCATCCGCGCCGTAAACCGCAGCAGCCGGCAGCTCTCGTCATCTCCGGTGAACTCCTGCGCCACGTCCGCGTAGCCGGTGATCTGATACGCCATCCGCCCCAGGATCAGGCGGCTGTTCACATCCAGGTTTTCCGTTTCGCCGTTGCGCTGTATGGTAATGTTGAAGTACCCCTGCATGATGAGCATGGTCTCCTGAAAGTCGTTGGCGTTGGCGTTCAGCTTCACGTTTTCCACCACCATCGGTTCCTTCAGCACGTTGCCGTACCAATCCAAATGGTTCCATGTGACGTTGCACCGCCTTATGATGCCGCCGCCCACGGCAGAGGATATGTTGGCCGGGTTTGTCACCAGCCATGTGGAGCCCATTGTCTCCATTTTCGCGCCCTCCGGCACATATTCGATGCGCCGGTCTACAAACAGGACTTCCTTATAGTTGTCTATGGGCCGGTCTATGGCGTTGCCCTTCTTCCGCGCATCGGCAAAGCGTACCAGCTGTTCGCTCCACTCATAGAAGTTGTTGGGGTCGCTGTCCAGCCCCTGCACACGGCACGCGGTGTAGTCGCTGGCGTATTTGCCGTATGCCTGCATGAATCGTGCCGTCGGATCTCCAAAGTAGGGGTTGCGCCTGTCGCTGTACTGTGCGGGGCGGTTGGTGGGCGCCTGCGGTCTCTCCGCCATCGCGGCAATATTGCCAAGATCGTTCTTTATGTCCGCCATCGCCCGTCACCTCCCCGTTTCACAGGAACTGATATCGTCCGTACCCGCCCCGGCCTCTCTGCACCGTGTTCAGGAACGTACAGTCCTGCTCATACTTGTGCATCTCGTCCATCAGCCTTGCCCGGTTCTTCTCCTGCTTTGCGGCGCCTTCCTTCATATAGGTGCCCTCGTTCACCGTGTCAAAGCTTGCGTCCTTTATCTTCATTTGGTCGTTCAGCCAGTTGCGGAAGAACCTCTCGTCCCATACGCTTGCCACGCACAGCCCAAGTATCCGCTTCTGCTCCATCGTCAACTCGTGACCAAATTCACCGTCTGTGTAAAAGTCCAGCGTGTAGTTTATTCCCGCCATGTCCTGCACGGGAAACGTCACCACGCCTGTTTCGGCGTTGTAGCTCGCCCCGGTGTACGGCACCGCCGTCATGCCGCCCGTCACATCCTGCTCCACAATGGCGCAGGAAAATAACTCGTAGCCCACCATTCCGGTGTCCACTTCCGTTTCTCCCACCAGGCTGTCCTCGCTGCTGGTCCAGTAGTAGTCGCCGTAGCTGGGCTGTACCAGCCCCTCACCCAGATACGCTCTCATCTGCACCGGCAGGGAGAATAGGGGGATGGCGTTCACCATATACAGGCTCATCCTCCGCAGGAACGCCGCCGGGTCGTTGGCTGCCTCCTCCTGCAAGCGCACGTCGTCGATGGCCACCATCGCGTGGTTTGATATGACCTCGCTCCACTTCGTCCCCATGTTCTCCCCTCCTTATGCCGGAATATAGATCGTTATCAGTTCTCCCGCCGTGCCGTCCGTCAGTGCCACGCCGTCCGCGCCGGTCGAATTTCCGCCCAGCCCCTCCACCAGCGGCGCGTTGCTGGGGTATGTGCTCCTGCCGGGGTACAGATTGCTGCTGGGCATCAGTCCCGCCTTTTCCGCCTGTGGATACAGGCTTTCCGACGGATACAGTGTCGCCGAAGGGAATAGCCCTTTCGTGATCTTTACAAAGTCTCCCACCTGTACCACGGAGCCGGGAGCCACCCGGTAGGTCGCCTCCCAGTCTCCGTTTCCGTACAGGTACAGGGCGTAGCCTTCACCCTCCGCCAGTGGGAAGCGCATCTGCCCGATGTCCGGGTAGGTCGAGTTGTTTATCTTCAACCCCGCTTTCCACTTTTCCAGCGCTCCGGGCGCACCATTGACTTGCATGAACCGTGCCGCGCCTCCCTCGGCCAGCGGCACCTGCACGACGGAGACGCCCGTATAGGTCACGCCGTTGATCTTTACATCTCTCGCCATGCGTTTTGTTCCTCTCCGTCAGGCTATCGTCATCACGCTGCCCGCCACACTGATCTGCGGCGTTGTCATCGTTCCTACGATGGGTGCCCCTCTTTTGTCGTGGGCGGTAGCGCCTTTCGCCAGTGTGTTGGCCGTCACGCTGTCCTTTGACAGGTCCAGCTTCACCGCGCCGTCCACCACGACCTTGTTTACGTTTTTCGCCATCGCCCTTTTACCTCGTTTCCTCCGCTTCTCAGGCGCCGATGGTCAGCGTCACGCCGCCGGCCTCGTTGTCCGTCTCGCTCACGGGGATAGCGTTCACCGTCACGCTGGACAGGCAGTTGAACCCCTCGTCGGGCAGGACCTCCTGGCTGGCAAAGGTGGGGGTCACAGTCTTGGCCTGTGCCTTCATGTCCTCGCTGCCGGACATGGTGCCCTCCACGCCAAGGATAGTCACACCCTCGCGGATGTTGGTGGCGATGAGCTTGGCCTGCTCCGCCTCGGCGATCTGCACGGTGCCGCTTCCGTCGTGGAAGCCCAGAGGCACGGTATACACCTGCGCCTTGGTGGTGATGTTGCCCGCCACAGCGCCGTTGTTGGGCATCGTACCAGTGACCTCCGCGCCCTTCACAAATGCGGTCTTGCCCAGCAGGATCTCCGCAGCGGACGCGGTAGCGCCGGAGGTATCCGCATCAAAGGTACACGTACCCGTGATGGTCGCACCCGTCTTGTCGTGGGCAGTAATGCCCTTGAGCAGTTTGGCAGGCACCACGCTGTCGGCGGTCAGATCGATCTTTACCTGTCCGTTCAGAATTACTTTGTTGATGTACTGATTAGCCATACTCCACATCTCCTATCGTTAGAGTTTTTCCGCCGGCGGCATTGCTGACTTCGTACTGGGGTATTTTCTTCACCGTCACGTCGTCGTTCATGCGTTTGGCTTTTGTATGCAGCACAACAGGCTTGTCCACCTGTGGTGTTACCTCATATTCGCCCTCGTAGGTGGGGATGATCTCTCCCCCGGTCTGTATCACTACATCCCGTATCTCTATCTCCACCACGGGCTGCCCCACCGGGGCGGTGCTGGCGTTGGCGTTCTTCTTCTGTTCCGCCGCGAACTGCTGCAGCGCCATTTACATCACCCCTTTGGACCGGCTTGCGGAGACGTATATGGTCTTGCCCTTCGCCCCCACCACGCTCTCGTCGTTGAATTTTATCCTCGCCTGTACCGGAGGCGTCCTCCCGGCCTTAAATGCGAAGGTCTGCTCCTGCGTCAGCGGGAATAGCCACTGTCCGTTCTCCTCGTCGTAGCGCACCACGCCGGGGTACGTCCTCGTCAGGTTCCCTATGGTGATCTCCAGCCGCAGCACCATCTCCGGCGTTATCAGCAGTTCCCCCTGCCGCAGTACGATGGGCAGCGAATAGGCGTCGCCCTGCATCATGGCCGTTCCCTCCTTCCGCTTATATGGTCAAGGACTTCCCTTCTTACTTGGCGTCCTTCTCGTTCATGTCCTCGATAATGGTGATGAAGTCGCCCTTCTCGTGCCCCTTGCGCTTGCTCAGCGCGTTCAGCTTCACCGTGCGCTCCCGCGTCACATACCGGCTGCCCTGTCGGTAGGCGTCGGCGTACATCTGCGCCGCCATCACCTTGTGTCCCTCGCACAGTGCCGGGTAGATGTTCAGCAGCTCGTCCCCCAGCTCCACCAGCTTGGCAAAGGCTCTCTTGTCCAGTACCTCACCCGGCTTGTAGTCCACGCCCAGCGCCTCGCGCTCCTCGTCCGTCAGTCCGCTTACCACCAGCAGCCACCGCTGCGCCATGAACCGGCGGTTCATCTCCGTCAATATGCGGCTCAGGTCCGGCTTCGGCACGTAAAAGCTTCCCGTCTTGCCCACGATGTTGCCGTACATTCCGCCGTCACCGAACTGCACCACGTTGTCGTCCGCCACCGGCGCCATCCACAGGAAGTGCACCTGCTCCGCGCTGGTGCTCACCTGCACGATCTGCGGCGCGGCCTGCTGGGGGATGTTCTTCAGCGCTTCCGCCACCGCCTTGGCCGCCGCCTCCTGCATCATCTGCTGCACCTGCTCGGCGGTGTACGTAACCGGCGCGGCGGGCGTTTCCGCGGCATCAGCCGCGTCCTGCACATTCTCCTGCGCCGCCGCGTTCACGGCGCTGCTCTCGTCAGGCGCGTCCGCGCTCTGCTGGGGCGCCAGCATCACCTGGTCGTCCTCTCTTTCCTCCGCCGCGATCTGCGCGGCCAGTCTGTTCCCGCTTTTCTTCTGCTTACCCATGCTTTCTGCTCCTTTCAGATTCATTTCATGGTCTGTTTCTATCTGCCGCAATGCGTCAAGGCTCCCACCGCTGCCCCGTTTACACGTCGGCGCATTGCATACCCGCGGCTTTGCCGCACATCCTTATGGCGGAAACGGCAGGGCTTGAACCTGCGCCCCTCTGATTAACAGTCAGATGCTCTGCCAACTGAGCTACATTTCCGTATGGGGCTTGCGCCCCTATAAACTCCCTGTGCCTTTCGGCTCGCGGGAATTGTTTTCCAAACCGCCTTTTACGCCGGACGGGCGGCACGTTTACCGGCAACCGTGTTACTTTTAGGCGCTCAATGCACGGATAAAGCGCCAATGCTAACACACTTTCAGAGCGGCGCTATGCCATTGCCCAACGGTAGTGTCCACCGCTTTTGGCACGGACGCGAGGACTCGAACCCCGAACTGCGGTTTTGGAGACCGCCGTTTTCCCGGTTAAACTAAATCCGCATATTCGGGGAGGGGCTTTCGCCCCTTCCCCGGTGTGGGTCTCCTTACACGGTGAAGTGCGCGATCTTGGACGCGAACGTGGCCACAGAGTCCAGAGCGATGGTCAGGTTCAGGCCGATCTCGAAATCCCCGGTGCGGGTGGGATCCATCTCGATAGAGATGGGCGTGCCGCTGGTGTAGCCGATGGTCAGCGGCTTTCTGCCGTTGCCGGCCAGCATCCAGATGTCGTTCTCGCTGAGCATGGTCTCCACGGTGGTGTTCTGAGTGCCGGGGATGATAACGTCCCGCATGGGCATCAGGCGCACCGCCATGAACTGGCCCAGGTAACCGGCCTTGGTGTAGTCGGCGCCCAGCAGCGTGGCGATAGCGGCGTCCATGTTCACATTGGTGGAGCCGGTCACGGTGTTGGGCAGCACCTTGCTCAGGGCCACGGTGCCGCCGGTAGCAAACACGTCGGAGATGGTGGTGTTGTTCAGCGCGGCGATCTTGTTGGCGCCCTTCACCCAGTTCTGGTTGTTGAAGGTGAAGTTCAGGTTGGTGGGGATCAGGCTGGTGTCCTCCGTGGCGGTGTTCATGGCCTCGTTCCACATACCCATGGTCTTGGCGTACAGACCCGCCACCATGTTGGCGAAGAAAACGCCGAAGTCCATGTTCGTGCCCACCAGCTGCATCCACTTGGAAGTGATCCAGCAGCTCTTGGGGGTGGGGTTCAGCGTGTAATCGCGGGAATAGAAGCGGTTACGCGGCACGCTGCGGCTGGCGCCCCAGCTGGAGTCCTGGAAAACGGGGATGTCGTTGCTGCCGATGCTCACGGCGTAGGTCTGGCCCAGCTCGATCTCCACGGTCTCGGCGAAGTCGCTCAGCGCCTCGGAGTACACGGCGGGCAGAATGGGGATGATGACCTCCTGCCAGATGCCCTGCAGCACGGCGTAGAACCGGGCGTTGCCGTAATACTCACCGCCATTGCGCTTGAACTCCTCCCAGCTCTCGGGGGCCTTCTTGCCGGTGCTGGCGCAGGCCAGCTTGGCGGCGTACAGCAGGCTCTCCCGCTGGAACTGCTCGTTCAGCTGCTTGTAGCCCCGGTCGTTCATGGTGCGCTGCACGGGGGTATTCTGTCCTTTGGCGCTCAAAAGGGCCATCTTGCCCTTCAGGGCGTGTTCATAAAACAGCACGCGGCCCTTGGCCACGATGTCCTCGCGCTGGTCGTTTCCGTTGATGGCGAAAACCTCGTTGGAAACGCTGTTCAGGTTCAGCTTTGCCATTTCTTACTCACTCTCCTCTCTTGTCACGCGGTCACGGTGCTGACCTTGCAGGCCCACACATCGTAGTACACGAAACTCTGCCCGGCGCCCTCGGTGAAGTTGCCGGTGCCCTTCAGCTTGAAGTAGATGGCGCCGGTAGCAGTGGGGGCGGCAGCAGCGGGCACCAGCAGACCGTTGGCGATGGTGAAGATGGTGTTCTCGCCGATGGCGGTGCTCAGGTTGCCCTCGCCGAAGCGGTAGGCGTGCTTGCCGTCAAACACGATCTCGGTGAAGGTGCCGTCCCGGCCCGCAGGAACGCCCAGCCCCAGCGTGGCGGTGCCCACGGCGTAGTTGTTGCCGTTGCGTCCGCCCAGCATAGGCCAGTCGTAGGTGTTGCAGGCGTACACGCCGGTGTCGGCGTTGGCGGCAGCACCCGCAGCGTTCATGTAAAAGGCGTTCTCGTTCTTAACACCCTTGAAGCCCGCACAGGGCAGCTGCTCGCCGCGCACCACCAGCAGGCCGGCGGAGCAGTCCGCGTCAGCCTCGGACACCTGATAGCGTCCCGTGATGTTGCACAGTTCGTTGAACTCGTTGTTGGTGATCCGCGGCTCAAACGCGGTTTTCTCAATGTATGCCATGTTTGTTCACTCTCCTTTTCGTTTTACTTGCCGGTGTCGATGCCCCACTTGTCCAGCAGAGCGTCCACACCCTCGCTTCCCTCGCCGCTGTTGCCGGCGATGTGCTCCCAGGCATAGGTAGTCTTGCGCTTCTGTGCGCTGCGTTTGTCGCTCTCCATCACGGCCTCGCCGCACACGGCCAGCACCGCCTCGCGCACCAGCTTCTCGCCCAGCCACGCGCCGTCCTTGTCGCAGCTGTTGGCGTACAGTCCTGCCTCGATGTTCTCGTTCACGGCCTTGATCGCGTCCTCCGCCACCTTTTCCTCGCGGTTGGCGTTGAAGGCGTCCAGCGTAGCCTTGGCGGAAGCCTTGCAGGCGCTCAGTCGGCGCTTGCTTTCAGCCTCCTGCATGGCGCTGATCTGCTCATTGGCGGCTTCCAGCTTGGCGTTCAGGCTCTTCACATCGCCGTCGGTCTCCTTCACGGAGGCCACGGCGTAGTCCACCACGTCCGCCACATCGGCGTTCAGCTCCACCTCTCCCACGCTCAGCACGATGTGCGCTGTGCAGGGCATGATCTTGCTGGCGATCACCTCTCCGTTGTCGTCAGCGTTAAAGGTGTAGCCGAAAAGATTGCCGGAAGCGTCCAGCAGTGCCACGTTCAGCCCGTCCTCGCTCATGGAGAGCACCTTGTGGTTGGGGAACTTGGTCTGCATCTGCTCCATCGCTCTCTTGTTCATGTTGCTTTTCACTCCTTTTTTTGTGTTTTTGTCGGGTTCCTTGCCGTCGCTGCCCTCTGCGGCTGTGTGCAGCGACGCGGCCCGCAGTTTCAATTCCTTAAATTCCTCCTGCATGGCCGCCAGCTTTGCGATGCTCGCACCCGGTATCGCCGGGTTTACCCTGTCGCCCAGAATGGTCACGCCTATGCCCGACCATTTGGTAAACACGTCCACATCGCCCTCTTTGTGGCTCTCCGACACCATCGTCTCGGCGGAAACGTCCATCGTGCCCTGTTCCACGATCTTCCGCGTCAGCTCCGGGGCGTAAAAAGCAAATAGCCGTCCCTTCGCTCTGAGCCATGTATGACCGCCCCTCTCCACAAGGGTAAAGTCCTTTTCGTCATCGGACAGCGTTCCCACGATGCGCTCGGCCGTCCCCTCCATGAAGGATTGGTACTCCTCCCCGGTCTTGGGATCCCGGCGCTTGCTCATGTTGTGTCCGTCCCCCACCTGCTGCCCCACATAAGCGATCAGAATAGGCTGCCCGATGAAGGTCTTGTAGTAGTCCCGCAGGTTGCGGTAGTCCCACTTGTTCCGGTTTTCACCCTCGCGCAGGACCCACAGCTCCACGCCGAACTCATATTCGTTGAGCTTCTGCATCACCTTCAGCGTGCCGCTGGCGCTCACCTTCTTGGGCAGCGCCTTGGTTTTCAGCGTGCTCATTCGTCCTCACCGCCTTCAAACAGTTTTCGGCACCAGCTGTCAAAGGTGGCGCGGCTCATACCCCCCTGGTCCCACATGGTCCAGGCATCCAGCAGCTTGCGCCTGTCGTCGGTGTTGGCGATCTGCAGCTCCTCCGCCTTCAGGGAAAGCGCGTTGAACTCCCCATCCGCCGTGGCGCGGATAAATCCGCCCAGTGCCTCGTTTACACCGTCCACAATGGCCACGCACACCTCGAATACCCGATCCAGGTCGTTGTCAAAGTCCTCGTCCAGCTCCGGCGTACCCGGGTACATCAGCCGCAGGTGGTAGTCGTGGGGTATCTCCGCGAACTCGTCTATCCGCTCCGGCTGCTTGTGCTCCAGCTTGTGGATCGCATCCGACAGAAACGGCATACCCATGTCGCACAGCACCCGGTCCTTGATGTCCGCAAACCACTTTTCCGCATTGCCGTATGCTTCCATCACCCGGCGCATCGGCTCCCGCATAGGCGCGAACCGGGGGTTATCCCAGCTGGCGTATTCCTGTGCTCTCATGTCCTCACTCCCTCTCTCCGCAAAATAAAAATGGGGCCGCAGCCGGTGTTCTCCACCGGCGCAGCCCCATTCGGCTTTCCCCGCAGCCCCTTTGCCGCGGTTATCCACTTTTCACGGCCATTGCGCCTACCTCAATACCCCGCGCATCCGCGCAAGCCTTCGGTCACAGCAGCCGCATTCTCTGTTTTCGTTCCCCACTGTCGCAGGGGCTCTCGCCGCCCTATCGGTCTGTCGGCATCGGCAATGCCGTGCCTTTCTTTTTCTTCACCGTGTGTACGGTGTGTGCCTTTATGGCCAGTCCCTCCGCCGTCCGGCGTATCTCCACGTCGTTCCCCCGGGCCAGCTCCCGGTTGATCTCGTGCAGGTCGTCCGCCGTCAATATTGCCGTCATGCCCATTTCTTCTCAGCCTCCCGCGTCCTCTGACGCTTCCTGTCCCTCGGTCCCCGGCGCCCCTTCCGATGCCGGTCTCCCTCCGGGATTCATGTCGTGGGCCGCCTGCGGAGGCAGGTCGCTTGTCTCCTGCTTGGCGTTGTAGCTGGTCACAAGGGGCAGACGCAGGTCCATAATGCCGCTTTCCTTCACCGCACGGCTGATGGCCATGTCGTCCATCACGCTCATGTCCAGCATCGCCATGTAAAGCATGGTCTGGGGCAGTATGCCCAGCGTCATGCCCTGTCTGGCGTTTTCAAAGGTCTTTTCGTCCTCCGCAATATTGCCAAACATGGCAAATCTCCATGAATACTTCAGGTTCAGCCCGTCCATGATGCCCTGCATCATGCGCTCATAGCACCGGTATATCTGCTCGGCAAACTTGCTCTCTATCTGCAAACTGATATTCGCCACGCCCGCCCGCGGCTCGTCGCTGGTGGGTATCAGTGCGCTCAGTCCCGCCTTCGCCATGGTGTAGCCGTACCCTGCGGAGCTTATCTTCGTGGCGCTGGGCGCCTCGGCCAGCTGGTGCAGTTCCATATTCTTCAGCGGCGCGGCGTACCAGCCTATGCCGCTGGTGTTGTTCTCCGCCAGTTCGTTGTAAAACCGCGTGCGGAAAAGCTCCCACCCTGCGTTGCTCAGCTTGTAGCTGTCCGACTGCTGCCTCGTGCTGTTGTCGTCGTATTCGATCTCGCCCGTCAGCAGAGAGATCAGCGGGTTCTGTACCAGTTCCAGCTGTATCTGCTCATACTGCGCGATCTGGATAAACGACAGGAAAAGTCCCGTCAGCGGCGATACAACCGCCGTCTGCGCGTCGTCTATCTCAAAGGGATATACGACATCCACCGGCAGCGTCACCCAGTAGCACCACTTCCCGTTCTGGTAGTATACGTCCGGGTCTCCCGGCAGCACGCCGCCTCCCTGCTCCGCTGCCGTTTTCAGCTCGGTAAAGCGGTTCATATTGATGGTGTTCTTCGCCGCGTATACATACCGGGTGCCCGTGCCCTTGGGCGGTCTCGCCGCCACCTGGGTGAATATGCCCCAGTAGGGCTTAAACAGGTCTCCGAACTGCGCCGGCTCACATCCCGGCTTCAGAAAGTACATCATGTTAAAGGCCACGGTGTACTTCGACACGCTGTTGAACCCCACAATCTTTATCCAGTCGCTGGGCAGCTGCTGCATAAAAGCGTAGTTCACCTTGTTGTGGGGCTTGTCCACGCTCACGCGGGGATAGTAGAATACCTTGCCCTCCTGCACCGCCTGCCCCGCCAGTTTGTGGGCCGTGGTCTTTACGTCCAGCTTGCGCCGCAGCTTCTCCAGCAGCTTCCACTCCCGCCAGAACTCGTCGTTCTTCGCCGTGTCCTTATCGGTGAACTCCGGGGCGATGTAGCTGTGATACGTCAGCAGATCCTGGTACATCTTCCGGGTGTGGAAAAGCGGATAGGCCGTAAATTCCAGCCCGTGCTCCACCTGCCGCAGCCCCTGCTCGTTGCCCAGCGGGGCGGTCAGCATCTCTGCCACCGTATTCTTGGTATAGTCCTCCGGCAGCGAGGAGATGGCCTGCACCCTTCGGTTCTGAATGTAAGGGTTCACCCGTGCCGACTGGCTCATGCTCACCCGGCTGAAGGCGCTGGCCAGCGCCCCTGCCGGCATATTGCCGTACTGCTCCGCCAGCGCGTTGAACCGCTGAAATATCTCCGGGTAGGTGCCGCAGGCTACGCTCTGCAATTCACTTGTCAGGTTCCTCCGCTTCTCCTGCTCCATGCGCCGCCTCCTCGTCTATGCGGGAGCGCTCTTTTTCCAGCTCCCTCTCCCACGCATCCAGCAGCTCGTTCAGCCGCTTCTGCGTGTCAGCCCTGTTCTTTTTCACCCCGTCCGCCAGCGCCGCCGCGATGCAGTCCGCCAGCCACAGCCGGTCTCGCTCCGTCAGGCGTTTCAAGTCCGCGCCTTTGATCTCCACCGTCTGCATTTTCTTCGGCGCCGTAATGCGGTACAGCAGCATATACCCCGCCGTTATCCGCACAAAGCGCTCCTTTTCCGCCAGCGCCACCGTTTCGCCTGTCACCCGCGCCGCGTACAGTCTGTACTTCCTTGCCACCATTTCAGCATATCCTCCCGCCGCGCCGCGCCGTCACCGTGCGGCCTCCCGCGCCGGCTGCCGCCGCTCTGTGCGGCGCTGCGGCACGGTTCTTGTATTTTGCCAGCTCTGCGTCCCAGTCGCTCTTATGCCGCACCGCCTGCGCTAACTCCTCGCGCTCCAGTATCTGCGCTACCCGCAGCGCATATTTCAGTGCCGACCATATATCGCGCTGTATGTGCTTGCTTATCCGTTCTTCCTTTTGGGTCGTGCCGCTGGCCACCTTTTTCAGGTTCTGTATCTGCCCCACCAGCTCCCGGGTCTTTATGTAGGGGTCGGCCAGCATGGCGTCCATGCTGTCATCCTTGATCCGGTGGTACTTCTTGTAGTTCTCCACGCCCTCGTTCACGTTACTGCACAGCAGTTCCACGTTCCGGTTCTCAAATTGCAGCTCCGCGTACCGCACCATCTCTGCGTCCGGGTCCGTCACGCCCGCGCCGCCCGCTTTGATGGGGTACAGGCACGGCACGGCGTTTTCCTGCTCCAGTTCCGTAAAGCTGGCATGGTTCCGCACGCACAGCGGCGCAAGGCCGTCACCAAGGTCCATCATCAGGTTCTCCACCACGCTGGTGCCGTACTGCCATGCGTCTATTGCCAGGTATGTCGCGGCTCCTCCGTCGCAGCAGAAGCGGCTCCACACGTCCTTGATCCGCTGCGCCTGCATCATGCTCTTTACCGGTGGGTTCCAAACGTCCACATACACCACCTGCTTCAGGTAGCGGTCCCGCTTCAGCCAGTCCGTTTGACGTGTGCATTTCAGCACCACGCAGGCGCATTTTGCGTTCTTCTTGTCGTCGGCGTAGGATACGTCGTACCCCACGATATAGATCACGTCCTCCGGCTTCAGCTTGTTGCCTATGTCGTAGGCGCAGTGCCGGTTCTCCGCTATCATCAGCTTTCGGCACTCCGCCAGCACCTCGTCCCGCACGATGGGGTTGCTGTCCGCCCCTGTGTAGCGCGATTCCATTTCGCGCATCCACCTCTCCGGCGTCAGCTTCGTCCGCAGCTTCTGCGCCCAGGAGTAGGGCCGCATCTGCTGCAGTACAACGCACTCCCACGATATGTCGTAGGCAAAGGCGCTCTCGCCCGCCAGCATGGCTTTCATGTTCTCGCACCGCGTATCGTAAGCATGGTTCTGCTTCCGCCCCGCACTGGTAATGGCGTGATCCTTGTAGGGGATATAGTTGGGGTCCGGCTTGCCGTTTACATTATGCGTCAGTCGCACAGCCGGCAGCACCACCGTCGTGTATTCCGCGAAGTCGAACGCCGGAGTTTCTTCCTGTGCGTACTCCTCCGCCGTCACGTCGTGAATGTTGTCACCGCGCATGGCGGATATGTAAAAGGCGCTCCCGCAGTCGGTCTCTATCTTGAAGTCATCCTTACTCTCCGCCGTCACCCGCCACTGCTTCGCCAGTGCCGGGTAGTCGTGCTCCGTCTGCCGGTATGTCTTGCTGCCTATGGTTGCCATCTGGCGGTATGACGGTCCATAGTAGGCGCTCTGCACACCCGGCCACACCAGCCCGTTCAGCTCCGCATATTTGAACTTTGTGCTGGTTTTTGTCACGCCTCGCGTTCCGGTGAAGGAAACAGAAGCTTTGCGGGCGTATACCCGCACCATCACCCGCTGCAGCAGTTCCTCGTTTGCAAAGTCCGCCGTCGGGCTTCTGAATACGTCCAGTGCCTTATCCGGGTAGAATCTGCATACCCATACTAAAAATGCCCAGAAGGCATCCTCATAATTTTCGTAGCTGCGCTCCTGCGTGGGCTTTTTTGTTACCCAGCCAAGGCCGGACACATACGCTTTACCCGTCCGTCGCGCCATTGGTGTTCACATCCTCTGCGTCCGCTTTCGGCATGACCTGCTTTTCCTTCTTTTTTACCGGTCGCATCCGCACCAGCCCCAGCTTTTCGTAGGCTTCCTTCTCCGCCTCGTTTGGCTCTTCGGCAAACTCGCCAAGCTCGTCCTTCAGCCGCATCTCGTCCGGCAGTTCTGTCAGCTCCGGCAGTCCGTCGTTCTGCCGCATCCGGTTTTCGTTTATCAGTATCATCTGGTCGGCGGCATCCCGCGTGTATGTGTACTTGCAGGGCCTGCCGAAGAATATGCGGAACGCTTCGTCCGGTTCGCACGGCTTTCCGTTTTTCAGCAGTCCTGCCCGCTCCAGCGCCACCACCATGTTGTCCAGCCGCAGGTCCTCCACCGGTTTTGTGTCCTTCTTCCGCAGGTTTTCCGATGCCAGGTTTTCCTGTATCATGCTGGATAGCTTCTTGGCCTTGTCTATGGCGCCCATCTCCGCGGCGTCATTCATCTGCTTCGTCCACTTTGCCACGTTCCGCAGAATCAGCTGCTGCTTGGCGCTCACCGCCTGCTCTCCGCCGAAGTCGGCACACAGCGCGTTATAGATTCGGTCAAACTCGTTGTAGTCCTCGCTGGTATATGGCACTTTCCCCGTGCCCTCGCCCCAGTCTGCGGCCTGCCGCTTGGTGCCCTGCCTGCCATCCCGTGCGCTTTTCTCCGCGCTCACCGCCTTGGTGAAGTTGCCGTTCTCCAGCCCCTCTCCAAATATCTTGGTGATGTCCGTCAGCCCGTCGAGAAAGCCCAGCTCTCCGCCTCCCGGCGTCCGGTCCAGCTTTTTCTTTGCCAGCTTATCGCAGTAGGTCGTCCACTTGTTTTTGCTCCCGCTTGCCGGCAGCGCGTTCATGTCGAAAGGCTTATTGAAGCGTATGCAGGCATAAAAATAAGCCAAACTCTCCCCCACCGCATCATTAAGCTGGTCGTAATACGCCTGCTGCTTTTCCGCGTCCATAGGTAAAAGTTCGGCCATCCTGCGCTCCTTTCGGATAGTAAAAATGGTACAAAAGAGAATTATCCACTCTCTCGTGTACCATTTTCGCAGGTTTTCCGTCATGTGAGGGACTTTTAAGTCCCTTTCCAAATTTTTTATTCGCGGCCTAAAAGATAGTCCACCGTCACCTCGAAGTAGTCCGCCAGCACCTCCAGCGATGAGGCTTTCGGCTCCATCTCCCCCTCCTCATACCGTCGTATCATGTGCTGGCTCAGTCCGCACAGCTCCGCCAGCACCCGGCGCTTGATCTGCCGTCTTTCCCGCAGTGCCCGCAGTCTTTTAGGGAATAATTCGTTTGCCGCCATCTCACTGCTCCTTCGCATCCGGCAGTTTTACCGCTTCCAGCAGCATCTGCGCCTCCGTATTCGATATAGGAAAGCCCACGCGCTTGCGCCGCTGTATGCTCTTGATCCTGTCCGCCAGCGCCCTTTCCTTTGTCTTGAAGAACGGGCATTTCCCATTCGCGCTGCACACCAGCTCCCGCAGTCCCGCGCACTCGTTTTTCATGGGTATGTACAGGTCGCACCCGCCCTTCGGGCGGTACGGTCCCTGCGGCGGCGATGCCTTCCTCCCTATGTTCACTCTTCCCGCCACCCCTCTCTCCACAGGTACGCGCTGCCCGCAACCAGAAACGCCATATCCGCTGCCACCACCACCATGCACAATACGCCCACAAGCGTTTTATATACACCCGCCGCCATCAGCAGCGCCAGCACTGCCGCCATCAGCAGCGCAAGCAGTATGTACACCACCGCCCAGCGCCGGCATTTATTTTTATCCTTCATGCGCTCACCCTCTTTCTTTTCGCAGTACCCGCAGTGTTCCGCGCATCAGCACCGCATCCTCCACGCCCGGTATCCCCTCCACCGCTTTATACAGCGTCGGTTCCTCCTCTCGTGACACTTCTTTCCACTCTATCAACCCTGCCCTATCCGCCGCACAGCCCACAAGCGTAAGGTTGTCCATTTTGAAGCGCTCATTCTCTTGCCCACCGGCGAACTTCCAATAGCGGCACGTCAGTTCCTCTGTGGA